AAAATTGGAATTTAGTTCCCTAACTTTGACTGGATTTTTCACTGGAAAACCTAATTCGTTTTCTTCCCAATTTGTATACATGTCATATACCTGTTTCGGTGTAACGAGATGTTTCTGAAAAAATTTACTAACATTCATTGTTGTGCTGATTATATTATCAGGATTGTCAATATTATGTTGTTCTACCAAACCGTATATTTCTGCAGAATTGGAATCTAAAAATCCCGCAATGATCCCTTGCGTGATCCGTTTCAAATGCACTCTTTTTTCTTCGGTTTGACTCTCAATTACTAATTTATCTAACAGATCGTCAACATCATCATCTGTAAATTCAAAATATGTATCGATTCCCATAACAAGAGAATACAATCTTTTATTCAACTTCATATCTTCGAATATTCTTCTTAATCTTACATCCGATGGGAAAAGTTGTTCACTCTTCAATCCATTAAAACATACAATAAGACTTATTTCATATTTATTAGTATTTATACTTCTTTGTGACTGAAATATTTTTTCCTCACTTTGTCTTTTCTTCTCCTTATCCTTCTCCTTTTTCAAGTTCTTCTCTTCATCTTCTTTTTCTAGCCTTACATCTCTAAAAAATACTTCATTATTCAAATTAGGTAATATATTTTCTATTTGACGATTTTTCAAACTTTCGTCCTTATCATATTCCTTCTCTTCAAATTTAACCTCTAATAATTTAGTCACTATTGCTTGTTTAATTTTCGCATATCTTTCTACAGTAGATAAAAATTCTTCGCGTCTTTTCTTTAATCTATATGAAGTATCCGCATAGTGTTGTTGATATTGACTATCCGTTTTATTGCCTTCATTTATTTTTCCAATAATTCGATACTCAATGAATTCCATCTCATCCTCAACACGTTCCTTAACTTTATCATCTCCCTCTTCAATGCCGCTTTTAATACGGTGTTGAAGTTGTTCGTAGAAATATTTATACTCAATCCCTCTTTGTAAACCATCTTTAAACATCTTCAACCAGCTTTGTACATTAATTAAATAATAATTGTTATCAACTCCTTGAATTTTTTTCATGCTCACCAAATTAGGGTTAGGGGTTTCCTTTGTTTTTGTCTCATCAGGATCTATGTCAACAATTCTATCTATATTTTCTCCTATTTTTGCTTGAGCGTCGAATTTATTCGCTCTATATTTAATTTTAAAATGATCAACATTTCCAGTGTCATGGTCTCTCTTTAACATGGAAAGAAAGATACCAAAACCATCTTGAAATCCACAATCATTGTCATCATTATCAACAAAAGTATTATTTTTGCATTTCCAAATAGAATTTTCCTTCATTTTTCCTGCTATTACACCAAAGTGTATCGTACCTATACGAATGTCAAAATCATTACTATTAAGCACGTGAAATACCCAACACGCCAGATTCATTGCATAATTAATGGTTTCATCATAATTAAATTTCAGTTCAATATTTTCATCCAATGATTCTATTCTGCGTATGAAACATTCCTCTATTTTTGAAATAGCATTTACGAATTTATATCGTGTACCATTATGACCAATCTGATTGCAATCTGTATTGTACTCGCCCGTATTTTCTAACTCCTTCATATGCTCTTCAGTGTCATGTATAATTTTCCACAGAGAGGTTGGTGATAGATTTATTTGATCAAAAATATCAACCCTGTCAATATCGATTTTCTCGTAATTCCTGTCAAGAAAGTTTTCTAGATTTCTTACTATTTCAAGCATCCAATTTCGTTGTTTAAGATTTCTTTTTACATCAGTATCAACATTTTTTCCTTTCATATCAACAGACTCGTGTCTCTCTTTCATGTGTCTCATATCTTTGTTTCTTTCGTCAATATATTTTGTTTTACATTTTGTCCATATTTCTACCATTTTATCTATTATAACTTCTTTTTCATTCGGTAATTTGTCAGTAGTGTCACACTGATCCATAAGATTTTGTAACATTGACTGAGGACACGGTTTATTACTACGAGAACTCGTTGGAAATTTTATATCTGTCTTGCATTTTTTATGCCAATCTATAATGAAAGTAGATATTATTTCAGCAAATATATTTGCCTCTTCTATTCTTATATCATTGAATTTCAAATTTCGAAGAGAATCTAATATTTCAAAATATGTGCCTCCCGGTGTATTAGGATTTCCCAAATTTCTGTACTTCGACTTTAATGCATCATATAGCTTAACATTATCTTCATGTTCAACATTCAGAATTTTCATAAGTTTTCGTCGAAGAACATTTAAGTCAGTAAACTTTTGCTCAACTTTCTCTTCTTTTTCATTCAAAGTAAAAATTATTTGTTCCCGTAGTTGTTCGGATATATATGTGAAATATTGTCCTTTGTTCAAATCATGTGTCTCATTTGTATCTTTCGATTCTTCTTTTGGAATTTCCTTTTGAATTTCGTCATCTTCCTTCTGTTCTCCATCAGGATCTACTATTTCACAATAATGTGTAACCGGTTTGCCAGTATTATCCTCCTTTATTACTCCCCTCAAATCAGGAATATCATAATTTTCTATTATCCATTTGGAATCATCAGAAAATTTAATTAATTTTTCATCAACCCTCTTTTTTCGCATATCTCTTTTAATGCTTGGTATTATCGGATTATCACTATCTGGACTTATTTCTTTTAATTCCTCAACACACTTTGTGAATCTTGTGAATTGTTTAAAACTATCGAATAGAAGTATCCAATTTTCAGGTATACTAATGGTATCCGCTTCTTTATCTAAAAATTCCGAGAGCTTTCTGTATGGTCGGGGAGTTTTCTTCATATTGTCAACAATAATTTTCTTCATAGATTTTACTTTATCTTTTGAAACTACGGGATAATATACATTTCTTTTATCTTCTATGAATTTTGCTTGTAATACAAGCTCATTATCGTCGTCGTCATAATCACTATTATAATCATCAAGCTCCGCAACACCGCCACCACCATCACAATCCACTTCAGATTCAATATCACTCTCGTAGTTATCCATTTTTTCTATTGCTCTTGGTTTTGTTTTTGGTTTTTTACTTTGACGGTTCGAAGAGTTGATTTGTTCACTAAGTTCGTCGACTCTTTTCCGTTCATTTTCTTGTGCTTTTTGCTCTTCTTGTTTTGCTTCGCGTTTCATCTCCTTGGTTTTCCTGCTAGTTGTTTTTGACTCGTAGTTGCTTTTTCTTCCCAGCAAATATTTTATTGTAGGCTCTAGTTGAAATCCTCTATCAAGAGCATTTTTTACCATGGTTTCATCATATTCAATTCGTTTTTCATGACATTCTTTCTTCAAGTTTCTAATTTTTTCCAAATTTTCATTTTTTTTAACCTCCTTAGTTGCCTTCTTGACCTTCTCTGCCGCTTCTTTTGATTCTTGTTCTTCTTCTTCCTTTTTTTTTTCTTTTGCGAGCAACACTCTTAGATCTTCAACCTTCTTCATCTTCTCCTCTTTATCATTTCTTTCTTTCTGTGTCTTTATTTTTTTTCCTATATTTCTTTCTTCTTTTTGCAAAAGCTTTAACTCCATATCTTCACTTACTTGTGTCTGGTAGTTCCCTCCTAGTTTAACCAACTCACATCTCAAAACTTCGATATCTGCTATTTTTTCTCTTTTTTTATCTTCATCTTCTTTACTTTTCTTTTGCGTCTTCTTCAATATAGTATTTAGTCTGCTTTCTATTCTTTTCAGCTCATCCATCTTCATATCTTCTGTTACATCTGGAAGATCCTTCACTCCAAGATTCTCCAATTTCTTTTTTACACCTTCGATTTCTTCTCTTCTCGCTGTTCGATTTTCCTTCCTATTTCCAGTAGAAGTGTCTCTTTTCTGCGATTTATTTAAGGGTGTGACACATCCAGATGCTTCAACTAAAACTTCTTCATTATCAAGTTTATTATCATTGAGAGCTTCATTTGAAACTTCATCATGTTCTGTAACTTCATTAATACATGATTCACCTTCACCAACAGACACTTTCTTTCCTCCACCAGACATATTCGCTTTCTTACTTTTGTAAACTTTTAACACAACTATCTTGATAATTGTGAGTCCCCCTTGTATCTACCTACACCCGTACCCTCAAATCTTTATTGTTTTCACGTGTACAATTTTTTTCCATTTTTCTTTTTCCATTTTCCATTTTTTCCATTTTCCATTTTTATCTTTTTCCATTTTCCATTTTCCATTTTCCATTTTCCATTTTCCATTTTCCATTTTCCATTTTTATCTTTTTCCATTTTCCATTTTTCTATTTTCCATTTTTATCTTTTTCCATTTTCCATTTTTTGCATTTTTTGCATTTTTCTATTTTCCATTTTTCCATTTTCCATTTTTTGCATTTTCCATTTTTTGCATTTTTTGCATTTTTCTATTTTCCATTTTCCATTTTCCACTTTGCATTTTCCATTTTTTATTTGCATTTTTCCATTTTCCATTTTTTGCATTTTTCCATTTTCCATTTTTATCTTTTTCCATTTTCCATTTTTCTATTTTCCATTTTTATCTTTTTCCATTTTCATGAGTAGGTCGTTATTTAACGAAAAAATTAGGAGACATGTGTGATTGTTTTTAAGCCTTTTGGTGCACCATAAAAAACTTTGGTTTGTTGTCAGTTTATCGTTGTGATATCATAGCTAGTTCTATATGCTTGATATATGTAAAAATGACCTACCATACATTTGCCTTCTTCGGTCTACCTCTACCTATGAACAATAATTCTCTACAAATAGGGCAAGTTCTATTTCTTCTACTGCGATAATTTCTCCAACAAGTTTCACATAAAGCATGACCGCAAAATTCACCAATACAACACCCGGTATAGTGCGGACTATCTGGATCTGTGTTCAATATATTGTAGCAAATAGGACATTCTAAATCGTATCTAGATATTAGCGTTTGTTCAAAGTTGTCGCAAAGTTCTTCAATGGGGTCGGAATATACTTCAGGAGAAAGAAGACGTTCTTGTATTACTGGATTTGGAGAGCGAATTTCTGGAAAAGGAATATGAGTTTTTTGTTCCCCCTTTACATGTTCTTCTTCTTCTACATGTACTGCTTCTTCTACCTGTACTGCTTCTTCTACCTGTTCTACTTCTTCTACCTCTACTGCTTCTTCTACCTGTTCTACTTCTTCTACTTCTTCTACTTTTCCCACTCCACCATTATGTCGTCTTCTCAATTCTCGCAATATGGCAAGTTCATGTAACGCAGAATTCATATTCGAATAATCCGAGTCAGCATCGGTTTCGAATCCTCTAGAGCGAAGATTTGAGTTGGTTTCACTTCCGTTATTTCTTTCTTTTCCTTCCTTCAATTGAACAATTTCGTCTCGTGCTTCCAACAAAAGGTTCTCCAACTTCGATTTCATCTCAATGTACTCATGGAGTGGTACCGTATCATTTTCTTCTACAATCTCATCATCTTTTTCCACAAATAATACAGTTTTCAACTTTTCAATCTTGGATACCAAACGTAATTCTTTTAACTGCTTTCCTTTTTCATTTTCAGACTCAATGCTCTCTTGCTCTGATAATGTAAGGTGGTCCATCAGGTGTTGATACACATTATCATGTGCATCTTCAAAGTCTTCTACGCTCCTGAACTTTCGGCGAAAATGTCGACGTACTTTACTCTCGCTACCTGGCTGCTCATCATGATACAAAAAAAGCCTCACGTCACCAGATATGGGGAGAAAGACAGGACTACGAGACATGGTGTATTGTGATTGATTTCTAGTTTCCCTTTCCCCTTTCTCCTCTTTTTTCCTCTTTTTTTTTCTTTTTCTTCTTTTTTAATTTATTGTTCCGTATACAAATCACCAAACGAATCACAAAACGAAAAATGGAAACACCACCACCATTCACATGGTATGAACTATGGAAAGACTTCTTGAGTGGAGACCTGGCATCTGTCATGGAGAAGACGTTACTCGTGTTTCAAATACCCGAAGAATGTTATAGTGTAACCTTCACTTTCATTTTGGGTATGTTCATTATGATTGGTATGCTTACAAGAACGTACCCATTAGCAACAATAAACATAATGAAACATCTACTTGGTATAGTGGAAGAACCACCAGAAGAGAAAACCACACCATCAACCACTGTGATTGCTAATTTCAATATCGACGATCTACGTTCTCCTACTCCTGCTCCTCATACGCCTACTGATTCTGAAATATTGGAAGATAGGGGAAAAAAAGAGAATGCAAAACGAAAAAGAGATATCACAGAAGAGTACAAGAAATTTGCTCCTGCAGTTTTGAACATATTGGGGAAAGAGATAACTACTCAACTCAAGTTTGAACAAATCATGTCCAAGGTAGAAGACTTGACTGTAGAAGCAATTATTGGGTACAATTGCGATAAAAAAATAAATAAAAATATTGGTTCCCTTGTTAAAAAATATTATCCAGATGATGTTAGGCGTAGAGATATTGAAATTGGTTAGATATAGTAATCAACATATATAGAATTTTTCAAAAAGTAGCAACTAAATTAATTCTAAAGTTTTCATAGTTAAAAGTAATTAATCTATCAATTCTTAAGTACTAAGTTATCTACACTTTAATTAATAAATTTAAATTCATCATTTCTTACTTGATAAGCAAGCGTTGATAATTCATTACGAAGGAAAGAGACTTGTTCAGAAACATCTTGGAGTTTTTCCATGAATTCAGCAAGAGTTTCTTCTACCGATTCATTTGTAGGAACAGAAACTACTTCATTGTTGCCAACGTCATCATTATCGCCATACTTGAAATAGTAGTAAATCGAGTAGAGTGAAGGCACAAAAGCAGTGAAAATATCTTTCGAAGAGTGCAAGTAATCAAATTCGACGTCTTTTCCAGGATTCATGAAAATCGAATAGTTATGCTCACATAATTCGTAGGTAAGTATCATCACCAAGGATGCAACTGCCACTGAAATGCAAGATATTTTTGTGTTGTAACAATACTCAAGATATGATCCAACTCCATAGAAAAGAAACAGTCCAGTTGTGAAGTTATCCAGCATGTCCATGTAAGAAATTCCGTACAAATAAGACTTCATTTCCTCCACAGAAATTTCAGCGTCGAAAGGAAAGTTCCAATCATAGTACAACTCTGTACGTGTTAAGAACATGTAAAACGTCGCATTTTTCCAGAGCGTGCGATATTTATCGAACTCCTCTTTGCCAATAAATCCGTCACCATTGATGTCAATGTATGATAGATTATCATAAAGTGTGACAAATTTTTCGTAGAGAATGTAGAGAATCACGAGAACAATATGAAGGATGCCACGTTCGAAAGCCCATAGATAGAAGAAACGTGTGTATCTGGTTTTCTCCACGTCTGTTTGGGTTTCTACTTCTTCCATGTATAGTTCATCATTGTATACTTTCTTTCCCATAGTTGAGGTCGAGGTTTATGGACTGGACCCATTTTCTTGATTTTCCATTTTCTTCATTCTATTTTTTTCCATTTTCTATTTTCCATTTTCTATTTTCCATTTTCTATTTTCCATTTTCTTCATTCTATTTTTTTCCATTTTCTATTTTCCATTTTCTATTTTCCATTTTCTATTTTCCATTTTCCATTTTCTTCATTCTATTTTTTTCCATTTTCTATTTTCCATTTTCTTCATTCTATTTTTTTCCATTTTCTATTTTCCATTTTCTATTTTCCATTTTCTATTTTCCATTTTCTTCATTCCTTTTTTTTTCTTTTAATCCTCATTTTTATATGTTTTCCTTTTTTCCCATTTTTTCTTACCCTAACCTAACTATATTTCCATTTTATATTTTTAGGTGTGCACAGTTGCACACCGTCCACACACACACACACACACACACACCATGGCGAAGTTATTCACGATGGGATTGAGAGAAGTTGTTCCAAGATCACCTTTTCCCACGTCACGCGCTATGCGAGAGAGAAGGGAAGTCGAAAGTCGAGAAGAAGAAAATTACCACGGGTCTACTTGGTTAGAGTATATCGCATGGCAATGGAGCATGAATAAGTTGAGGCGATTGTGGTCAAGCGAGTATCCATATATGAGAGATGCTAGAGAAGTGATGAATGCAGTCGCCTTGGTTAACACGCTGGTTCTAGTGATGACTACGTCTATCTGCGTCACTTTGCAAACTAACTACATGAGAGGATACTATCAGACCTGCGACATGAGTTGGAGCGACATCAAATACACTACGGAGTACCCGCTGTATCTCTCTGCGCTTTGCAGCTCCGAGGCGGCAGTGTTCTCTATGCTATACCATGTTATAGCGCCAATCAATCAAGCGTCTTTCCGCGTTTGGTGGAGGAAAGGAAAATACGCTGTGCTTCTCACCGTGCTTCTCACTACAATCGCGACGGTCTGCTACCTTTTTATTGCTTTGACAGAGTGGTATGTGATGTTGACAACCCGAACTTGCCTTGAGCATCCTATTGACGCGAGTCACCATGGAAAAGTTGTGTTCGTTGTGGTCGGCGTCATTTACATCTTGCTGCGTCCGAGATTTTTGCTACCTTTTTTTGGCGCGTTTTCTCTTACTCTTTTTGGTGGGTACTCTCTAGTAGTGACTTTCTGCAACTCTGTGACGTGTTTTGGCGGCGTTGTGACGCTAATGTTTTCTATCGTGTTAGCGTTATGCGTTTACTTGAATCATCTTCGCATGAATTACTCTATGATAGTCTAAGCGTTACGCATAGTCTTATCTAACTCGGCGCGACGCATTCGCTTTTCTTCTTGTCAATAATATTAACTAAGTGAGCTAGCTACAATACATCTACTTATAAATTAAGCGTCCTACAACTTCGCAATTCCAATACACTGTCGCGTTTCACGCTCGCGCTGCGCTTTGCGCTTGCATTTGCGCTCCTTTTTTAGCGTGTTGCGCTCTCCTCGTTAATTTCTCTATTATTTTTTCGACGTCTCGAGTAATAGCGAGCTTTTCGTCATTTGAGCTGGAAAGGGTATACAAATCTATGGGACTTACAATTGCGTCTTTATTGATATAGGCGTAATTGTAGAAGTCAATTATTTTGTCATGCTCTTGTTTGTGGTTGGTGAGAGCGGCGTCTTTTAGGTGGAGCTCAAATCTTCCTAATATGGAGTTAAGTCTATTAGCGTTTCCCTCTTCCAACTTACACCAACGTCCGCTTGCTCCTAACTTTAACTCCTCTACAACTCCTTGAAGGAGTGTGTGATGACCCATTATATGCGAATATAATGTTTAGGCTAGTCAATCGCCTTTTAGCCCAACAAAGTTTTCTAAGCAAAAAAAAGAGTAATCCATAAACTCCTTTATAATATAATTATCTACTTATTTTACGCTACTTTATTGCTCAACGAAAATGTCTTTTCCATTTTGCATTTTTTCTTTTTTTGGAAAGATGTTTTTATTTGTTATATAAATACCAAAAAATAAATTGATTAATCAAATGCTTGCTCTTTGAAATGCTTATTTCATTTCTCCCTTTCCACTTTCCAGAAGAGTATGCTTCATTATATTCTATTTTGTTGTGGGTCTTAACGAGTAACATGAAAACAAGAAGTGAATCCTCTATGGAAAAGGCTGTTCCTTGTGGTGGTATTAGTGGGATCCTTGGATTACCGGAATATTTGCTGCGAGTAGTCAATGAATTCTGCCCAATTGATAAGTTACTACAAACCAATAGGTTATTCTTCTTCGAAATCAAATTAAATATTTTCTACTATACACTGAGGAAAGAGTATTCCAGAAGATATCAAAAATCAAAAACATTTCGTGGTAAGGTGGAAAAACGCATAAAAAATTTGTCGAAGCAGCTCAACATTTATCTACCTTATGTGAATGTGACTGACGTATGCATGTTAGGAGGAGTTCATACTCTTAATCTACATAAATGCACTAATATCATAGATGTGAGTGCATTGGGAGGAGTTCATACTCTTGACCTATCTTATTGCTCAACCATGGATGTGAGTGCCTTGGGAAGAGTTCATACTTTAGACCTATCTAGTTGCAGTAATATCATAGATGTGAGTGCATTGGGAGGTGTTCATACTCTAAATCTATCGCATTGCAGATATATCAAGGATGTGAGCGCATTGGGAGGTGTTAATACTCTTAATCTATGTTGGTCCTATAACATCACGGATGTCAGTATGTTGGGAGGTGTTCATGCTCTCAATATATCTGGTTGTACGGAAATAACAGATGTCAGCATGTTAGGAGGTGTTCATACTCTTAAGCTAACTAACTGCTACAAGATCATTGATGTCAGCATGTTAGGAGGTGTTCATATTCTTGATCTAGGTGGTTGCTACAAAATCACTGATGTCAGCATGTTAGGAGGCGTTCACACTCTGAATCTGTCTTATTGCGCTGGCGTCACTGATGTGAGCATGTTAGGAGGCGTTCACACTCTTAGTCTATATGGTTGCAATGTTGGGATGAGCTCTGACACATAGCCCTATTGGATTAACATTTATATAATTACATTACCTCGTTTTCATAGAACTTGAATATTGTACTATGAAGTTAGTAGGGTTTTTGCAAATACACTCGAATATAATTGTAGAGTCATAGCTACTTGGGAACTACATTAAGGAGTAGATAGCTATATTATTTCTATAAAATTAAGCGTAGTTATAACCAGTACCATATGCCATGAAGAGCTCATGGTATGCATCGATGTCTTTGGTCGTTCTCACAACTGGTTGATGATCTCTGAAACAAATTTCACAATTATTGACACCAATCTTATTTTTACCTCCACAGTTTATAAACGAACCTAATCCTTTACATTCTTCTGGTGCATCCAAACCAAGAAAAATCTTATGTCTATTCAACTGATACACATATTGAAATTTAGGACTTTTCGTGGTAACCAATTCATTCAGTTCCATTTGGTCTATTTGTTTGCATTCAAACTTTGTGATTATCTCCCCTTCTCTGATAATGTTTCTTGTAAAAACACCAAGTCCAGCATTGGGACCACTTGAAGGATGCATATACAGACTACCACCAAGCAATAAGTTTTGAAAAGGAGTACGGTCGTCAACCTTCAGAACAGTATTCTTGCACTCCACATGAGTGTTGTCTTTTCCTTTATTTCGTTTTGTTACATGTGGAACCCTTGATTTCTTATTGATAGGAGTCTTGTCTTTTCCTTTGTTTCGTTTTGTTTCACGTGGAACCTTTGCTCTCTTATTGATAGATTGACTATTTTCATGAATGTTTCTTTTTGGGAGTTTTCTCAAACAAGGACCCGTGTGACCCTGGAGTTTTTGATGATCGGAACCATAACAGTTTTGACACCTCACACTCATATCTTATATTATGACCTGTGAGATTTTGTACACCATTCATGTTGAAGAATGATTTTTTCATTACTTCCATTTTGCGTTCTGCATTTTTTCCATTTTTCCATTTTCCATTTTTACATTTTACATTTTTACATTTTACATTTACATTTTTACATTTTACATTTACATTTTTACATTTTACATTTTGCCCATATTATCTCCACAAATCACATCTGTGTACATCATGTCAGAGGAGTCATCGTCTCAAGACACTATCAACACAGACAACGCGGAGGAACATGGTCTCGAGACCATTACAACACCGGAAGGTGAACAATACTTTTTGAACCCAGGAAATGGCATTATGTATCCACGCGATGTTACTTTTCACGCAATCGCATTACAATATGACCCGGTTGATGGGATGATTAGTGAATACAAGAAATATTTCTTACTTGAAATTAATGATGTAAATCATATTTATGTGCGTCCATTAGAAGAAGGTATTTTCGAAAGCAATCAAGGAAGAAATAAAGAATTCAGAAACGATTGGTACGTAGGTGTGTATAACCAAGACATTATGGGACCTATTTTGTATGGAGATGATTGGAGTAGTTTATCATATATGCCTGGATATGCAAATCAACCACATAGAAGACAACCGATTAAGGTGAAAGATAATTTTCAACATAATTGAAGACTTTACAACCAAAGTAGCTACTCAAATTTATCTACGAATTAAAAAAAATCAACTAACTGTAGTATAATTATATTTAATAATTATCAGCTACAGTAGCTTACAACTGAGAAATGAATTCAACATGCTAGAACAATTGACTACATAACCAATAAACAAGCATGTAACATAAAAAGATGCAGACACATGTAGCACTGACTATGCGATTGTCAGTAAACATTCCTAGAAAAACAAGACCGTACATTACTTTAGAAACAGCGTCTTGCCTTACATGCTCCTTGTCAATGACACGCCTTTCCACTATCAATCGCTCTATTTTCCAAGACATCTCTTTTTTTTCTCTTTCTAGTTGCTCTGTATGATCAGTCGCAGTGACCAGCATACGCTTCTTTTCTTTAATTTCATAATTTAGTAACGACTCTTTCGTATTAGAGACGTTTACTTCTCTCTCTAGATTCGCTATATCCCTTCTATACTGGTCGTTACTGTTCACTAACCTAATCTGCATTTTTTCAAAAAAATTACTATTTGCATTCCTGAAACGGGTCATGTCTTCATCATGCACTCTGAGCTGCTCCTCGTTCTCTATCTTTAACCTTTTGTTGTCCTTTTCCAACGTGTATATTTTTAAGTCCTTCTTATCGGTGAATAAGCATTCGTTCTCTAAATGATTATGTAGATGCGACATCTTTCCTCTCCACTCACATACCGTCTTTGATTTACTTTTTCTCTTTTTTCCAACTGTTTGCATATTGGCTCCAAGTGTTGTATAACAATACACTTCCAACTCATCTAGCCTATTGTTCAGCATTCTGCTTTCGACAAGAGGTACTGATGCATTCATCCTACACTCCGGACATGTGTCGTTGGTGTTCTTCAAACAGTCGTCGCAATAAAAATGTTCGTTGGAGCACATTGCTCTGGGACTTTTAAGTATATTCAAGCATATATTGCACGTCAAATCATGTAACTGTTCCTGATGCACGCACAACTCCGGTGGGAAGCCGTTTTCTTCAAAGTGTTGTAAAATACAATGATCTACATCGAGTGTGTTCATCTTGTTATTGTGTTCAATTTCCGCTTTTATATTTTTTTACTTCATGTTTCTCCTTTTTTCTACAATATATTTCTCCCTTTTTTCTACAATATATATTTCTCCCTTTTTTACAACTTTTTTTTACCTTGTGTACATTCACTACACACCACACAATCCCATTCTTTCACGTATGAATGCACGTGCAGCCAAAGATATACTCGTTTCTCTTCTCGAAGCTGAATCTGAAGAGAGACAAAATGAAAAAGACAGACGTTTCGATTCGAAAGACCCTTTCAAGGACCCAAATCTATGGACTATGGACACGCTTACCATCATTGTAAGCAAAGTTGGATTAAAATCATCTACGCACGGTGTGTCCTTCAGCAAGAATTCCTTGATTCGGATTCTCAAGAGGGTGTTAGATGAAAGCATCGTAAGCAAGGATTTCGTTCCAAGAGCATTTGGGTATAATATGTACGAATATTGGGCACCGATTTTCAGTAACATTGCGTATGTGATATTTGTTACAACAGGAACGATCTTTATGATAAATATCAGTTATTTGGCGGCTGAGTATTATCATGATGAATATGAATGCTGTAATTGGTTTAAAATGTATTCTCTTCAATGTTACGTACTGAAGAAAGTGAGAAATTATTTGGAGGAAATGAACTACAATATAGTGTATTCGACAATGTGTGCTTTATCGTTGGCATTGACTACTTTGTTCGTGAATTTACGTAAATACAACGAAGTATTGATGAATCCGGAGAATAAATAGGGAGCGTTATATGGAACTATATTTTATAACTATGTAACCACTACTAGATACTTAAATTAAAAATAACATTACGCTACATGATCTATCTTTGCTTTTTTATTTTTTATACCATATTCTCCGCAGTGAATTCTGAATAGGTCAGTATTAATAACAATATCACTAGATGAAGATGATTTATTCATCGTAGAATACGTGACGTACTTTATTTTCCTTCTTTCTTTCCACTCTGGTAGTATGGTCCTTGATCTACACTGAAGTTTTTTCGAAATACAAGCGTCACATACATCTGGATTAAAAGAGTAATGACAAGTAATACCCTTCTTCGTACATTGCTCACATCCATGTTTCAAAGGGTCATGAATACCGTGATTCTCTTTGCCGTACAATCTAAATCTTCTACAAAGGATGCATTCAAAATCGAAACTTTCCATTTCATCATCAGAAATTTTCTTCAAGACATGATCACAGTCTTTATGATAAGAATAATAGCAGTAATCACATTCAATCAAATCACCTTTTTGTCTACATATTTTACAAAAGTCGTCTATTACACTTCCCTCTATTTTCTGAGAAGGAAGTCGTGGAGGCTCCTCTTTATATAAAGTGAGTTTCATTGAAAGGAAGTTTGTAGATTGTGATTGTACGTCGTCGGTAGGAGATGAATCTGGGGTGATTTCTTCCCGCTCTGTTGAGCTCGTTTCATAGCCATCATCATTACCATTATTCGTCATCTCATTACTATTTGTAATCTCATTACCATTATTCGTCATCTCATTACCACCATCATTCCCAATATCATCATTATTCGTCATGTCATTACCACCATCATTCCCAACATCATCATCATTACCATTATTCGTCATCTCATTACCACCATCATTCCCAATATCATCATTATTCGTCATGTCATTACCACCATTATCACTATTCATCATTTCATAACCATTATCATCATTATCCGCAATCACAACTGCTTCAGCATCGGGTGGTATACTACGTGGTAAATCATATGAGGCATCAAGTGATGTATCTATAAAATGCATACACACGATGCTCAATGCATCACGAGTTCGTTGCGCTGCTTCCGAATTTTCATCAAATAATAAGTTATCACGTCCTATCATATTTGTAACATTGTCTGTGATGACCTCACAGAACTTCGCGTAATTTCCTGTCGTCAGAAGCATATTCGACCACAAAGAATGAACTCTGTGTGAGGGTGCGGTGAAACGAGGATTTCTTCCATCATAGTCTTCGTGATGTACCTTTAGAGCGAACATACGCATAAGATCTTCAAAGTGTTCGCCTTTGTCGACTTCCAACTGAAAAACAGAGAGGTCCACATGCTCCTCTATCTTTTTCAGAATGTCGACGAAGGTCTTCAGGAGCAGTCGTCGTTTTTCTAAACGCTTGACTTCATCCGAGATCCTTGACTTGAGGACTGAGCTCGTCAACATGTCTCCCAATAATTATCTACTATGTAAATGCAGTAAGTATGAACACCACACGCAAAACCAGTCGATATTGTATTTACTCTGCCAAAATTAAAAAACCTTTTTCCAAAAAAATCATAATAGTTCATGTAACAATTTACATTGATTATTTGCCGCAATAAATTCACATAATTATGTTTTTATTATAAAATTGAAATTATTATATAAATAAATAATAATATAGAAAATATGAATAAACCTGTCGTAAATAATATAAGTGAAAAAAATGATACAAATGAATTAGAATTTACTTTATCTAATGTTGATGTTTCTATTGCCAATTCAATCAGAAGAACTTTATTGTCAAACATAGATACAGTTGTATTTCGTACATCCCCAAATGATAAAAACGATTCCGTGTTTGAAACAAATACTACTCGTTTTAATAATGAAATATTAAAACAAAGATTAAGTTGTATTCCTATTCATATAAAAGATCATTCTTTAAGCGAACAATTAGAATTACATTTAAATGTACAAAATAATTCAAAAGATATGCAATATGTTACTACTGAACATTTCAAAATTTATGATAACAAAAATAATACTTACTTAAATAAAGAAGTAAAAGAAATATTTCCACCCAATAAATATAATAAATATATTGATTTTGTAAGATTAAGACCGCAAATTTCAGAAAATTTAGAGATTCCTGGAGAAGAAATTAAATTGACATGTAAAATGTCTGTTTCTAATGCAAAAGACAATGCTATGTTTAATGTAGTATGTAATTCTACATATGGTTTTACTATAGATAATGAAAAAGTCAAAGTCGCATGGAAAGAAAAATCCAATGAACTAGAAAAACAAAACATACAAGAAGGATCAGAACAATATAATTTTATGAGAAGAGACTTCGAGTTATTAGATGCAAAACGATGTTTTAAAACTGATAAGCACAATAGACCAAATAGTTTTGATTTTAATATTCAATCTTTAGGTGTTTACACATGTTTTGAATTGATAAATAAGTCATGTATCTTTCTGATAAACGAATTTGATAATTTTATAGAAAATGTTGAGACTAATTACGATTCGATTGTATTTGAATCAAATGTAAATATTGACCATTGTTATGACTTGTTATTAAAAGAAAAAGATGCAACATTTGGAAAATTACTCGAATATGCATTATATACAAATTATTTTGAGAAAGAAGATATATTACCTATAGATAAACTCACTTATTGTGGATATTTAAAGAAACATCCACATGATGATTTCTGCACTATAAGAATTGCGTTTTCATATGAAGTATCTAATATGATAATAAGTGATTATTTGAAAAAATCATCTTTATATTTGAAACAAATATTTACTTTAATCAATAAAAATTTCATTTAAAAATCATATTCATTTAATTATCATAAAATTATATAAACATTTTTTATATTTATTTATATTATGAATTACGATACATCTTATTATAATACCGATGGAGAATTATTATGTGACAATCATGGAAATAAAAGTGAATATCATTCAATTAACATAAGAGATGATAAACATCATGAACACCACAATCATTACATACAAAATTTACATGGTATATATGTTAATGATGGAAATAATATATTTGATATAGAAGGTAATATATATAATAAAGTTATTTATGATGACAATGAAAATAAAGTATATCGTCATGAAAATGACAGTAAAATACATTACATAAATAGAATTGTATATTATTTAAAAAATCCTGGTCATTTTTGTAACACTATTTTAGAATGTTTACTTACTTGTAGTTGGAGACTATGATACAATTATAATTTTTTAATAAAATTGAATCATTTTACTTTCATAATATATTATTATATTATGAAACACATTATTTCAATTGAAGGAAATATTGGTTCTGGTAAGTCTACACTTTTAAGTAAATTAAAAGAAAGAGGACTGGATGCAATCTTCATGCAAGAACCTGTTGATGAGTGGAGTGAAATTAAAGATGATAATGATGTAACCATATTAAATCAGTTTTATAATGATCAGGAAAAATATTCTTTCCCATTTCAAATGATGGCATATATATCACGATTAAATAATTTGATTACTACAACATCAAATGAAAATCATTATCTATTTATTATGGAAAGAAGTCTAAGAGCTGATGCAGAAATATTCGAAAAAATGTTATATGATGATAAAAAACTAAATACATATGAACACCAAATATATCATAAATGGGTACAATTGTTTTCAAAAAATTATAAATCTAATAAAACAATATATATACGTGCAGATCCACTCGTAAGTTATGATAGAATCAAAACAAGAAATAGAAATGGTGAAGAAACTATACCTTTAGAATATATAAAAAAATGTCATGATTATCATGAAGAAATGATACAAAAAATGAACACAAATGAACTTTTAATTTTAGATGGAAATGAAAATATTTATAACGATGAAACAGTCCTTAATAGATGGTTTGATAAAATTGTACGATTTATAGTTAAATAAATATAAAAATATTATTTGTAATAATATAATGAACAATTTTTTTTTTGATTTTATTAAGAAGAAATTACCAAAAATTTCACCAACTGAATTAATTGCTTTAAGATCTGGTAATACATCTTTGGATAGACAAATATTACAAGGATCTGTAACTTTACCAAAACCTATAAGATACAAGAAGAAAATAAATGATGAAACTTTAAATGAACTTTTTTCCAGTTTTGATAAAACTCAAATATATCCTAATAATAATAACAACAAATATATTGAATATCTCGCCAAGAATAAATTTTTCAGTTTTCTAATAGATGAAAAATATGGAGGTATTAAACTTAGTGTTAATGAAATGTCAAATATATTAACTAAAATAACCAGTGTTGATCCTTCATTAGGTGTTGTTACCATGGTTCCTAATTCTCTAGGTCCAGGTGAACTAATTAGTCATTATGGTACATCAGAACAGAAAGATACATATTTACCAAAACTCGCTGATGGTACTTATATACCATGCTTTGGTCTTACTGGACCTAATAATGGATCTGATGCTACAGGAAATATTGATAGAGGTATCATTGTTAAAAGAAATGATAAAATTCAAATAAAAGTAAATTTGAACAAGAGATATATAACATTAGCACCTGTTGCTAATTTAATGGGTATTGCTTTTGAATTAGAAGATCCAGATGACTTATTGAGTAAATCAGGTATTACTTTAGCACTTGTTGAAAGGAATCATGATGGATTGATACAGAACACACATCATAATCCATTAAATGCTGGATTTCCAAACGGAACTATAAAAGGAGAAATATATATTGAACTAGAGCAAATTATTGGAGGACAAGATAATATTGGCGAAGGTTGGAAAATGCTGATGGAATGTTTATCCGCCGGAAGAGGAATCAGTCTACCCGCAACAGCAAATGCAAGTAGTAAAGTTGCTACATTCGGTATGTATCATTATATTAAGGTAAGAGATCAATTTAAAATGCCATTGCAAAATATGGAGGCAATACAAGAAAAATTCAATAATATGGTTTACAATACTTGGATTATCCAATCTTCTATTGCTTTGACAAATGATATATTAGATAATAATAATTCACCTGCTGTTATTAGTGCAATTATGAAACAACAAACAACAGAGAGAGGAAGATTAGTATTGAATGAAGCACTTGATATTCATGGTGGTGCAGGTATATGTATTGGATACAGTAACTTTTTGGAAAAATTTTATAGGAATGTTCCGATTGGAATCACTGTAGAAGGATCAAATACATTAACTCGTAGTCTTATGATTTTTGGTCAAGGATTAAACAAAAGTCATCCTTATATATTTAAAGTATTAAATTCTATATTGGAAGATGATAAAATCGCTTTTAAAGAGCATTTTCAGAACATATTTGACCATTCTATTATATTGTATTTTAAAAGTTTTTCTATTTCTTCATCTAATTTAGAACAACAAATTATTAATTTTGCAAATTTAACTAATTTTGTTGCATTAAAAGGAGGTGCAATCAAGAGAGAACAAATGCTTTCTGGAAATATGGCGGATGTTTTTTCAAATTTATATATGGGTATAAGTGTTCAATATATGGAGAAAAATAAAAAAGTTAGTTCTTTATTAACTTCTTATATATTAAAACGAATTGTTCGTGAAAACCAAATTATAATGAATAGTATAATTGATAATCTTGGGTTTGAAAAATATTTATTATCCCATATGAAAAGACAACCTATATTCATTTCATATAAAGAAGAAAGGGAAACTTTTAATGAAATAATGAATAATCCAAAAATTATAGAATCTATAAAAGAAAATATTCATATTCATGATATTTTAGATGATCTAGAGAGAATAAATAAACTTGATAAAAACTCAGAGCAATACAAGATATTAAAAAAGAAAATTATCAATGTTGATGAATATAAAAACTAAAATAAACAATTATAGACATACTTGTTTTGCTATATTTGATATTATTTTTTTATCTTCGCGAGGATCTTTTAAAACTTCATTTACTGTTTGAATATATACATCAGGATCATTTTCTATAGTATCTAGACTTTTTATGCTTTTCACTGATAATTTATCTAATGCATTTATTAACTTAGGTTTACTACTGTTTTCTTTTTGCCATTTATCTTCGTCTTTTATATAAATGGTTTCTTTTTTTATGTCACTACAATGCATAGGTCGTTTTACTACATCTAATGAGTTTAATTTATCAATTAATATATTTGATATTCCTTGCGTCTGACCTTGTTTTCCAATTTTTATCATATCTTCAATACTCAATTGAATAGATTCAATAAAATCAGTTATATTCATAGCATCCTTACATTCCTCATTCAAAAATATATTAATATTAAAATTTTGATTATTAGTCGTTGTATTATGTGGTTGTATAACTGGTGCTATTTCTGTCATCATATCCTTCATTAAAGGTAATAATTCTTTATATAAATCTACTTTATTCTTTTTCATTATTTCTATTTCATTTGTAATTACATCTTCATTTATATAATTACATTTCTTTTTATGATACCATAAACTGTTTCGTGCCATATATGTTTTTCCACATTCGCAGACGTACTCGGCATTTTTTGGCATTTTTTCGTTCAAAATCGTTCTATTTTTGTGCTTTGCTGTCAGTAGGTGTTTTTCGTAGTTACTTTGTTTGCTACATGTGAAGTCACATTTTTCACAATAAAAAATTTCGGCATTTTTTGGCATTTTTTTCATTCTAAATCGTTCTATATTTATAGAACAGAAAAAATGCCTAAATTATTTTTTTAAAAATTAAAAAATTTTATGGTAACAAAAAAAATCATTAAAAAACGTAAATTAGAGCATTATGATCACAATCACTTTTTTTTACTTTTTTTCAAATTTATTTTCAAAAATTTTAAAAATCAATTTCTCATTTTCAAATTTTTCATTTTCAAATTTATTTTTATTTTTTATAAAAACTTTTAATATAAAAATTATCTAGTGTATATATATTATCTTCAAAAAATAATTGCCATGATAATGCATTTCCTTTTGGGTAGTTATATACCGCCCATTTATATCTATTATTTGGATTTTCATTATATGATAGTGTAGATTTATCAAAATTATTTCCAGTTCCATTAACGTAATATGTATATGATTTATTATTTATATATCGTTTATATTGAATATGACAAGATACAGTACTCGTTTGAGTACCAATAAAATACTTAGAATTTTCACATATTTTTTTCTCTAATAAAAACGATTCAATAAAATTTAAATTCTCTCTACTTGTAGATATAAGTTCATCTGTAAATTGTATCATATATATTTTTTGTAGTTTCATAAAAATCGGATTTTCTTTAAAATCAGTCATTATTAGTATTGGAAATTTATAATTATGGTTTTGTATCCAATAATGAATATTGTTAAATATTTCATTATTTTTATTATTTTTTTTATCTTCACATATATGTTTATCACCAAATCTTAAATGGATTGCAATATAATTATAATTAATTTTTGCTTTTATAGTTTTATATTTTTTTTCTAAGTATTCTGGTAACAATGAAAGTGAATATGCAATATGGTTCATCAATAAATAATTTTCTTTTGTAGTATAAAAATTATAGAAAAATCTGGAAGCATTACTATCTGAAAAAGTTACATATTCATCTTCATCATAAATTACATTTATAATATCACTAACATCTATTCTTCCATGTGCAAATTCGTGTATAATATCATCATTTTTAAATTGTTTATCAACAGCATAACAAGAGGATATTTTTTTTGGTAATTTTATTATTTTTGAATTATAATTTATCTCTTTTGATTCATTACGAATCTCATAACCATGTGGCAATAAATGAGAAATATCATTTATATAGTCAATAATAGTACCAACACTCCAATCATTTTTACCCATTATTGCTAATGGTTTATTAATTATTAAAATTAAATATCTTTTTGAAATATTCGATAAATAAATTGCTAATTCTAGTGAATATATTTGATTATAAAATCCTACACCATTGACTCCTCCAAACAAATAAAATATTAAATTTCGCATAATACATTATATTATTTTATTTTAAAATAAAAATAATCTATTTATAAAAATTTCTAACCATTTAGTATAATGTCCATTGCTGCATTAAAGGCGAAGACACGACAGAAAACCAATTTGTCAGGTAATTCAAACGAATTTTCTTTGAGTGGAAGAAGACATGTAAGAAGTAGTTCGAGTAATACATCTACAAATTTAACTCATAGAACATATACACATAAAGAAATATTTCCAAAAAAGTCATCACAATATAGTGAATATGTAAAAGATCAACATATATTGTGTACAGATACATGTGAACCGAAAGAAGGAACATTTATAAGTACAGCATTTGCCCAAGGTGCTATTAGTGGAGCAACTGTATATGTTATTAATTTAGTAGATGGTTCAGTAATAGAATCGGGATCAACTGGAGGAGACGGTGTATATCAATTAAAAACACCCGCTGAATCTTTACCATCATTTATTAAATTTAGTGCAGAAGGAGGTATTGATGTATCTACAGGTAGCGAAATATTATATCCAATTACAAATATTGCACCTGTAGTAATACCTGAACCTGGAGAACCACCAGCACCACCATTATTTGCATCACCTATTACTACACTTTCAGCGAAACTTACTGAAAAAGCAATTGAAGCAGCAGTTCAAAGTGGTGAATCTATTGAAACAATAGATTTAGAGAAACAAGTCAAAAAAGCAAAAAGAAAGGTAGCGATTATTTTTAATATACCAGAAGATGAAATAGAAGTAAATTATTTAACTTCACAAGATCCAGAAAAAGCGAAAGCGGCAAAGAAAATAAGTTCTACAGTAAGCATTGTATCTTCTACTATTAATACCGGACAAAGTGCTGCTTCAACAGCAATATCAAGTGATAATGTATTAGATATTTTTGTTAGTAGTATAGAAAGTACTCCTGTTCCTCCATCACAAGAAGAAATAGATGAAGCAAATACAGCACGTGATGAGGCGCAAGCAGAAGCGGATAGAATAAGTAAGGATCCAGATGCGACACAATCAGAAATAGATGCAGCAGTAACCGCTGCCGCCACCGCTACCGCAACAGCAACATCGACAAGTGATGCCACTACTATAGAAGTAGAAACAATTAATTTATCTACTAGTGCATCTGTTAGTAGTTTATTAGATGATGTTGTTCAAGATAAAAAGGCATCTTCTGAAGCAGCAGTCGCAACAGCAACAGCAGCAGTTACTGCAGCATCAAAGGCAAAAATACAAGCAACATTAGCTGAAGCAAAATTAACTGAGGCGCAAGCAGAAGCGGATAGAATAAGTAAGGATCCAGATGCGACACAAGCACAAATAAATGCAGCACAAAATGCTTTAACAAATGCAGAATCAGAAAAATTAGCAGCAGATACTTTACGTGATTCAACAGCAGTAGCAGCAACAACAGCACAATCAAGTGCACAAGAAGTAGCATTTGTAGAACCTAGTGATACCGTAAAATCAAATGTAGAAAGTTATATATCATCAGTCAATAGTACTCTTGACACTGTCGATGATTCATTGTCATTTGAAGAACAACAAGAAAGTATTGCTAAATTAGCTGAAGAAGCTGCTGCTGCAGTAGCACCACCTGAAAAAACACCAGAAGAAATTAAGGCTGAATTAGAAGCAATTGAAGCACAAAGACAACAAGAGATTGCTGAAGCAGAAAGAGTTGCAGCAGAAGAAGCAAAACAAGCAGCAGAAGATGCAGCAGCAGCAGCACAAGTAGTAGAGGCAGCAGCAGCACAAGCAGCAATAGATAGAGCAACAGAAGCAGCAGCAGCAGCAACAGCAGAAGCAACAGCACAAGCAGAATTAGAAGCAAAAGAGAGTGAATATCAAAGCACTATATCAAGTATCGAACCTACTGTAGTCAGTGCAATAGAAACCGCAGCTGCTGATAAAAAGGTTGCTAATGATAATTTAGCAAGTGCACAAGAAGCAGTTCAAGAAGCAGAAAATGCTTATCAAAATACTATATCAAGTATCGAACCTACTGTAGTCAGTGCAATAGAAACCGCAGCTGCTGATAAAAAAGTTGCTAGTGATAATTTAGCAAGTGCACAAGAAGCAGTTCAAGAAGCACAAGAAGCGATAAATAGTTTACCAAGTGATGCCACACAAGAACAAATAGATGCAGCGGATGCAGTATTATCGCAAAAACAAACAGAAGCAACACAAGCACAAACTGAATTAGATACTAAACAACAAGAATTAGGTGATGTTTTTACAACCAATAATATTGATACTACTGTTGCATCTACTATAGCGACTGCAATAGAAGACAAACAAACAGCAGAATCAGTAGAAGAAACAGCACAAACTGAATTAGATGCTAAACAAGAAGAATTAGATGATGTTTTTACAACCAATAATATTACTCGTAGTGTTGCATCTACTATAGCGAGTGCAATAGACGACAAACAAACTGCAGAAGAAACATTAACAACAACACAAGAAACATTAACAACTGCACAAGCAGCACAAACAGCAGCAGAAGAAACTGCAGCAATAGAAGCATCCAATGCTGCTATTACTTCAGGTGCAAAATCTGCAGCAGATACAGCAGCACAAGCAGCACAAGAAGCAGCAGAACAAGCAGCAATAGATAGAGCAGCAGAAGAACAAGCAGCACAAGAAGCAGCAGAACAAGCAGAAAAGGAAAGAGAAGAAGCAGGAACAACTACAGGTATTGATTTTAGCGATGCTGATTTTGATGTTGATGCTGCGGTAGCGGAAGCAGAAGCAAGTACTGGATTTATTGCAGAACCTGAACCAGAACCTGCGCCACAACCTGAACCTGCACCACAACCTGAACCTGCACCACAACCTGCTCCAGAACCAGAACCGGCACCACAACCTGAACCTGCGCCACAACCTGAACCAGAACCGGAACCTGCACCACAACCTGAACCTGAACCGGAACCAGAACCGGAACCAGAACCAGAACCAGAACCGGAACCAGAACCAGAACCGGAACCTGCACCAGAACCGGCACCACAACCGGAACCTGAACCGGAACCAGAACCAGAACCAGAACCAGAACCAGAACCGGAACCAGAACCAGAACCAGAACCAGAACCAGAACCTGCACCACAACCTGAACCAGAACCGGAACCAGAACCAGAACCAGAACCCGAACCTGAACCAGAACCAGAACCAGAACCAGAACCTGAAGAAAGTTTTGAATTATCATTAACACATAATTATGACCTTAGAGATACAAAAACTTCAATTGTAGATGGAAAAGTAATTGGTAAGAAAAATGCTAGAACATCTACTATTATTAAAGGTGCATCTCTAACACCAGAAGGTGTTGAATTAAATGGTGTTGATCAATATGTAGATTTAGGTACTAATGATATTAATATTGGTGGAACTATTAGTTTTGAAACACAAATAGATTACGCACAATCATATTCTAATACTACTACAGATATTCAATCAGTTAGATGGAATAATGATTCTGCTATTGCAATTAATCAATCACAAAAAGTAAATATTAATGTAACAAATGTATCTATTGTGTCATGGAAACAAGTAGAAGATAGTGCATATTATAATAGTGGTACAGAGGAACAATATACACGAAATGTTAATAATAATATTGAATGTATTGTAACATGGAATAGTACTCTTGATTATCATCGTTTTGTTAAATTTATATTTGCTGTTATTGATGATAGTTTGAAAATAATAGAGTGTAAAGCAATATTTATAGAAATAACATATAATGATATAGATGAAAATAATGTATGGTCAACCTGGGATGATAAATATTCAAATATTGGTGAAAGTTATAAAAAAGATATAACTGAGTCTAACAATAGTGGTACTACTGGTTATGGTATTAAAGAATTGGTTATTAATCTTACTGGTTATTCTTATGCTCAATCTAATATATTCAGTTTAGGTAATACTATAAATGATTCTCATATTGAATTATATATTATAGGTTCAGAGATAACATTCAAATCCAAAAATACATTTATAACAACTAATGTAGATTCTAACAAAGTTCATATTGTCGGTGTTATTCATTCTGAAGGGGGAATAATGTATTTATATGTAAATAATGTTGCATTAGAGAAAAATATAACAAATGATAATATTGTATTAGATGGAACATATGTAACACATAATAATTTGGGACGAAGAATAGATAATAATTATTATTTTGATGGTATAATATCATATTTCAATGTATGGCAAGGTCATGATTTGACACTACAAGAAATTGATAATATGTATTATAATCGTAGCGAACCAGAACCTGAACCACAACCCGAACCAGAACCAGAACCAGAACCCGAACCTGAACCAGAACCCGAACCTGAACCCGAACCTGAACCCGAACCCGAACCTCAACCGGAACCAGAACCACAACCTGAACCTGAACCACAACCGGCACCTGAACCTGAACCTGAACCACAACCGGCGCCTGAACCTGAACCAGAACCACAACCTGCACCAGAACCAGAACCTGCACCACAACCTGAACCAGAACCACAACCTGCACCAGAACCAGAACCTGAACCAGAACCTGCACCAGAAGAAAGTTTAGGATTATCTATTACGCATGATTACGATTTTAGAAATACAAAGAGTTCTATTGTGAATGGTAAAATATTAGATAAGAAAGGAGATCGTGAAGCAAGTGTTTACAATGGTTCAATATTGATACCAGAGGGTATTGAATTAAATGGTACAGATCAATATATTAATTTAGGTTATGATATAATAAATATTGGTGGTACAATCAGTTTTGAGACACAAGTTGAGACTGGTACGGATACACTTGTTAACAAACAAACCATTTTCAGTTTAGGTAATAATACAAATAGACATATTCATTTATATAGAGAAGGTAATAATGTTACATTACAAGTAACAGATGTAAATTCTAATACAACAGAACTTTCTGGTACAACAAGTTCTGCGAAGATTCATATAGTGGCAACAATTAGTAAAGAGGAAAATAAGATGTATTTATATATTAATAAAATAAAGTCTGGACCAATTACAATTAATAATGTTATAGAAGAAGGAACAACAGTATCATTTAATAATTTAGCACGTAATATTAATGATAGTGAATACTTGAATGGTTTAATGTCTTATTTCAGAGTATGGCAAGGTTATGATATTAATGAAGATGAAGTTGATAATATGTTTAGAGATCGTAGTGAACCTGAACCTGCACCTCAACCAGAACCAGAACCTGAACCTGCACCTCAACCAGAACCAGAACCTCAACCCGCCCCTCAACCAGAACCAGAACCTCAACCAGAACCAGAACCTGAACCTGAACCAGAACCTGAACCAGAACCTCAACCTCAACCAGAACCAGAACCAGAACCTCAACCTGAACCTGAACCTGAACCAGAACCTGAACCAGAACCTGAACCAGAACCAGAACCTGAACAATCATTAGAAGCATCTATTACACATGATTGGGATTTCAGATCTACTAAGAGTTCAGTTATAAATGGTAATGAATTGTTAGATGATATTGCAAATCGTGTCGCGACTATTTACCATGATCCTAATGCTGTTTTGACATTAACACCAGAGGGTATTGAATTAAATGGAGTAGATCAATACGTAGAATTTGATGGTACAAATGTAATAGATATTGGAGATAGTTTCAGTTTTGAGACGCAAATTGATGTAAATAATACAACAACTGAACTTCCAATTTTCAAAATTGGTGGAGATACAATGTCTAATATAATGTTAACTGCACAAGGAAATAATGTTAATTTTTCACTAACTGATCAAGCAAGCACACCAAATACAACAACTATAACAGGCAATCTAAATCCTCCACGTTTTAACAAATTCAAAATTAGTAAGGCAACTGGATGGGTTAATTTAACTGAATTACAAATATGGATTAAAGATGATGTAAATAATATCAAAAATATTGCTCCATTATTCACGACAATAGATTCAAGTGATCCTAATAATCAAGGATTGTCTGGTGGTACAATATATAGAGATCCAGATCATTTAATAAATAAAAATGTGGATGCTATTGCTGAAGGAATGTGGCATTCAACTACGAACACAGGAGTTTATGCATCATTTACTGCGAGTAACAGCTATAAAATTTCAGATATACAATCTATTGTACTTTATGATCGGTTGGATGATGCTGATGAAATTAGAATTGTTAATGTTAAAATAGAATTATTCAAAGACGATCAAGTTATGTATAGTTATACAGTTGAGGATGATGAAAGATATATTAGATTAGACGGTCCTGCAATATCTAGTGTACTTGATGATAAATTTATTTCTTCGAATTCTACAACTTTGATTAAAAATGTAACTGCAAAGGAAAATATAGTTGTAGAATCATCATCACAAGAGACAATTAAAAAATGCCATATTGTTGGTATTATGAATTCATATACGAATACAATGACATTGTACTTGAATAATAATCAAGTAGAATCAATAAGTGTACCACCTTTACCAAATAATGCATTTAGATTACCATCTAATATAAATTATTTAGGGTTTGATGGAAGTAATTACTTTAATGGTACAATATCATATTTCAGATTCTGGCAAAATTATGAGTTGACACAAGCGGATATAGATGGAATATATAATGATCGTAGTGAACCTGAACCTGCACCTCAACCAGAACCTGAACCTGAACCAGAACCAGAACCTGAACCAGAACCTCAACCAGAACCAGAACCTGAACCAGAACCTCAACCAGAACCTGAACCTGCACCTCAACCAGAACCTGAACCAGAACCTCAACCAGAACCAGAACCTCAACCAGAACCAGAACCTGAACCAGAACCTCAACCAGAACCAGAACCTCAACCAGAACCTGAACCAGAACCTCAACCAGAACCAGAACCTGAACCAGAACCTGAACCTGCACCTCAACCAGAACCTGAACCAGAACCAGAACCTGAACCAGAACCTCAACCAGAACCAGAACCTGCACCAGAACCAGAACCTGCACCAGAACCAGAACCTGAACCAGAACCAGAACCTGAACCAGAGCAATCATTAGATTTGTCACTTACACATGATTGGAATTTCAGATCAACACAAAGTTCTTTAACATCGTATGGTGCTACTATGACGTTTTTAAGAAGTTCTGTAGAAGGAAGTAGCAAAACTCTTATTGCTACTAATCCAGTAGATGATAGTAGTCTAACATATAATGGTGCTTATCCAGATGGTCGTAAAGTATTAGATACAAATATTAATTATACATTGGATGATATAACGATAAATAATGATGCTCTAAAATCATATCATTCATCAGTATTTGGTCATCATATCAGTAGTAAATTTCCAATACCTTCTGTTGATAGAAGTACTGGTATCTTCAAAACTCCGAATCCGGTAGAGAATCCTGGAAAATATATAGCTTATATAGATAATATTTGGGATAATGGTGAGGAATATTACTTTTATATTGAATTTCAATTATCCATTTCAAACAATAATTTATATATAGAAAGCACAAAAACTACATACACAACACAAGGCGAACCTAATAATGAAAATTGGTATAGCGGAAGTTCATATATATCAAATGCACAAGGAACTACTGATGAAAAATCACCATATTTTACTGAATTACATATTAATGTACCAGAAATGGGTACAATGGCAATAATGAATAATATTACATCATTAGAAACCGATGGTGTAGATTTGAGTACAACGCAAGATCAATATATAGATTTAGGACAAAACACATTAAATTTGGGAGGTAAGTTTAGTTTTGAAACATATGTAAAGACAAATGATACATCAAATAATTCAACAATTATGTGTTTAGATAACGTACCAAATGTTACAAATAATTTACAACTCACAATGGGACATTCTATAAGTTTGAGTATGAAAAATAATGATGTCGTTAACACAATCAATAATGGCAGTTTCAGTTTCAGAAAAATAAAATTAATGAGAGTTGCAAATCAGAAATATGGTAGTACCAATCAAATATATATGATCATCGGAGAAGTTCAGATGTTTGTTGATGGAAGTAATATCATACCAAATCTAGATAACTCTAATTTTACTGCTTCATCAACATATAGTGTATTTGATGCTTGGTTAGTAAAAGACGAAACTATAACAATAGGAGGTAGTAATGCTAGAAAATGCTGGCATTCAAATATAGAAACTGATAATAGCGTTGTTCAATCTGAATGGTTATTGATAACATTACAGAATAATTATAATATAAATAATTTACAATCTATTGTTGTATATATACCAACTGCAAGTGATACAGTTAATAGAAACAAAATGATGAATGGGTGTGTTATACAATTATTGGATGAAAATGATAATATAGTATATACTACACCTACTATAAATAATAGTTCTGGAACACATCAATATTTCAGACTTGATGGTGGAGATATTGCCAATGCAACTCTTGTTGATAGTGGTACCACTTCTACAAGTGATGTCATAAACACTACTATTGTGGATAATACCAATATTGTGGATAATACCAATAAATGGAATGTACAATTTAATGCAACAGTGATTAACGATCAATTTTATCATATTATTGGTACTGTAGATAACGATAATAATTTGTTGGAAATGTATGTAGACGGAGAACTCACTGGTTCAACAAGTGTTACACCTTTTGACGCAAATACAACATTTACACACAATTATTTGGGAACAAATGTTTCAAAAGATAACTGGTTTAATGGTACTATTGGATACTTTAAAGTATGGGATAATTATGAATTAACCAGTGAGAACATAGATGACTCTTATGATGTAAAAGATGTAATAAGTACCCAGGAAAATTTATTTGTTATAAATGCATATAACAATGTTACACAAGATGGTGTTGCACATACAGTTATTGATGCAAGTGGTATGCATTCATTTGTAATTGCAGATATCGATCCAAATGATGAAAATTTCTTTAATACAGAATATATAATTGATTGGGAAGACGATCCAATAAGTAAGCAACATGGTGGTTATTATTTAAATTACAATAATAATTCTCCTCCAAATAATGATTTTATGAGACAAGGAGGTCCTATGTGGTGGTGGTATAATAATCTCAACAATGCAACTCATGATTGGTACTGGATAGGTGGAGAGCCTCCTAGTGATTCCCACAAAATTACAGTTGATTTAGAATTTAGAAAGTCACATAGAATGATATTCAAATTTGTTGATGATACAAATTATTCTGTAACTTATACATATAATGGAGTAACTTCTACACATAACATACCAACAGTTGGTGGTTGGACATTTTCAGACAAATCGTCTATTCAATTTTGTTATAAAATGCATTACGCATCGCAGCAGTATTTTACAACTACTCATAACTTCAAATTAACTACAGTTGTAAAAATAAAATATGAAGATGAACCAGAACCAGAACCAGAACCAGAACCTGAACCTCAACCAGAACCAGAACCAGAACCTGAACCAGAACCAGAACCTGAACCTGAACCAGAACCAGAACCTGAACCTGAACCTGAACCTGAACCTGAACCTGAATCTCCAACAGAACCAACAAACATAACATTCAACAAAGTAAGATTTTTGAGAACATCATTGAATGATGAGAATCAGAGATTTGAAGCTAGTGCCTTACAAATATGGATGAACGTAGATGGTGTTATTACTAATGTAGCAAATCTAGGAACTCCTATTATGTCTAAAAGTTCACTTGAAATAAGTGGTCATGACAGAACTCATATAAATGACACAACTTTGAATGATAGTTCATATGATACTTTTATTACTCGTCAAACTACTGTAGATGACTTCTGGGGATTAGAGTTAAATGAAGAATCATCTATAAATAATTTAGCAGCAGTTGTATATTATAAAATTTATACATATGGGGACTCGTCTTCCACTACAAATAAGGTTATACCTGGTTTAAGTTTTCAATTATTAAAAGATGATGATATTCTTTATACTCGTGAAATTACAACAAGTGATTTGAATGATAATGCACATACAGAAATGGTAAAATTCCATGGTCCTGCTTTGCCATTGGATTATGTTTTTGCTAGTAGTGATAGCACTACAAATATTAGAGAAGGATTTAACAGTACCACTGCCACTAGATATTTTTTAATAGATACTATAAATTCATATCCATCATACAAAAACTGGTTACAGTATCATTTAATTTTTTCTTCTGATTTCCGTAGAATGATATCAAAACGAAATATATTTGATACAGCAAATAGTGTAAGTTTAACATATGATACAGATCATTTATTATTTAATCATGAAGGATTAAATCTTAAACATAATAATGATTATTTACGAATGGATCGAATTAATTATGGTGGAGATTGTAGTTTTGAATTTTATGTATCTCTTACAAGTGGTGCAACTACTAATAAAAATTATGAAGGTACGGGTACTAGAATATTGGCATCTGCACCATCGACTAGCAATACATGGAGATCTCCAAAATCTTTTATGATATTCACAGATGGTGATAGTCTACAATTGAATCTTGACGATGATAGTGATGATCCATATTTTAGTATTAATAACTTTTTTGATGCAAACACATTTACACATGTAGTAATAACTTTTGATACAACAAATAATGAAATTAAAATTTATAAAGATGGTACATTAAATACAACAGATACTCCTAGTGATAACAGCGAATTTACAAGTGATTTTGAAAAAACTCTTAGATATATTCAATTTGGAAGAGACTTTGATCAATCTGTAACAAGAAATATGACAATGAAGTATTTTAGAATTTATGATAAAGTTTTATCAAGCTATTATATTAGTGAATTAAATTCAACTAAAGATGTTATTTCATATTATGGAAGTAATCCAGTGACACAAGTTCAATATGGTAATGTAGGATCATCTATATTAAGTGGTAGTGGTAATATTCATAATGCTATAGTAGAAACCCCTGTATGGGGAGTAGGTGCAGTGGGTAGTAATAATTATGTAGTTTCTGATCATATTGCAAACAGACAAGGAGGACCAATATATACATGTATAGGAACAAATAAAATATCTGATTATGTTTTCATATTTGATGGTACATCAGATTTAAGGTTTAATTTTTTTAATATCACTTCTGATGGAAACTATGAACATGTAAAAAGAGGTACTTTGAGTGGTACAGTATTACAAACATACATAAAAGATTTGAATGATAGTAATAATACTAGTGTTACTATAGAAAATATTTCTCAAGGAACAGATATGAGTAATTTCAATACTGGTGTATATTATGTTCCTTCCGCAATTATAACAGAGAAACCTTACATTGAGGAGTGATACATCGAATAATATAAATAAAATGAACCTAATTAATAATTAAAAATATTATATAATAGATTTAATTATTATCTTTTTCAATTTCTATTAATTTTTCAGTCGATATAATTTGTGATAATTGTTCTCTATTAAACAATTTAAATTTTATATATTCAATCATAATAATAAATTCAGATGAATTTAAATACCTATATACTTGATGACACCCTATAGGGTTTATAGCAAAAATAGTTTCGACAGCGAAAGATTCATGACTATTTTTATCTTGGGGATATTTCATATTTATATTGCAAAAATAACCATCTTCATTGCGTTGACATATATCTTTATGTTTTATATTACGAAAAGGTTCACAACATTCTATCATTTTATTTACATTACGTAATGAAAATCCTCCATTACCTCCATAATATTTCGCCCATTTTTTATCATGATTTTTCCATGGTGCTCCAATATAATCATAATCAAAATAAAAATCATCTATTTTTCTCATAATAAGTGCATCTGTTTGATAAATTAATATATGAGACCAATTTTTAAATTTTTCCCAAAAAGTCGGCATTTTTAATAATGCACTATAAGTTCCTCTATTTAAATTCTCATGTTTAGTGTTAATTATATTTACATTTTTCCAATATTTTACAATTTCATATATATATTCATAATTTGATGAACCACAAACAATTGTTAATCCAATTTCTTCTGGACTATATACATTTAATAATGCATTTAATACATAATGAATACGATCAAGCATTCTATATTCAATTAAACATATAACAATTTTACCTGATTCATTAAACTCAATTTCAAAGTCATTATATGGATTTTTCAAATTGGAAATTATTTTATTATATATATTTTCTCTATTTTTTCGATTCATGTAAGTATTATAAATATACATTAAATAAATATATTTATAATGTATGTAATATTTGATTAATATTTAAATATTTCATCTAAATCAACATTTCATTTTCACCATTAATTCCGCCAATTCAGTACAATCTTTCCCTTTATTAATACAGGATTCATATGCAAGTTTGATATCATCACATATGGATGTTTGTATTTGAATTAACTTTCTTTCATATATTTTTTGATTATTTAATAATTCTGAATTGTCTTTTACAATATCATTTGATCGTGAACCAAAAATACTTTCAACTACTTTGTGTCCCATACCACTACCAACACCAATAGACATACCAGTACCAATATTACCCATAATACTTCCATTTGGTTTATTAGATTCGTGTATATATGGTTTAGGTGGAGGAGGTACAGGATTTTTAAAAGGCATTTTATTTCTTCTGGCCATATAATTTACATATAAATATATTTTTAAATAATTTATCAATTAAGTTACTTTCTAAATTCGCTGCAAAATAAATCTTTTTCATGAATACGTGTACCTAAATTAGTATCAAATGGAATTTCATGTTTATTTTCTTGTGATTCATGAATAACTTCAAAAGTATGACTATTTTCACGATCACGTAAGTTCCATGCGGGTTCATTAATAGTACTTGTATTTACATTTGAATATTGAGTATCATAATTAATCTTAGACATATCAATTGGTGTATATACTTGAGATTTCAAACATCCTTTCATAAGTTTACGGTCTAAAGTGAATAATTTATTTTCAATGTCAATAAATTCAGGTGCAAAATTAGCACCCCATTTTTGAAGACGAATATGTGGGTCCATTTCTAATGGCATATTTACACCATTACCAGGAACATTTAACTGATATTGTGATTGATCTTTAACTTGTTGTAAAGACTTTCTTATTCTGATAGGATCATTATTAATTCTTGTAGATGCCATAATATATAATACTACATATTTATTTCTACATAAAATAAATAAATATGTAATTAAATTAAGGTAACGGTCTTTGAAATTTCTCAATTACAAGTGGATCAGGTAAAATAATTTTTTCATTTGGTACTAAAGTATATTCAGACATAGACTTATAAGAAGGTTGTTCTAAAGGTTTTGGATTTACTAAATTAGATAAACCAATTCCTCGTAATTGCGATTCAATATCAACAGCATTGTGTGTTATATCTATATTAGGCATACGTGCCCATCCCATTGAAAATCCTGGATATGCTGGATCGTAATTTGCATTTTGATATTTATATTGTTTATATTTATCTATTTGTTCTTGTTGTTTCATTTCTAATTTATAATCTCTTAAAGAATTTTTCTTTGTAGTAGAAGCCATTATACTATAAAAATATTTTATTTTATCTATTCAGTTCTATCTCTATTTAATTCTCTAGAAGGTAAACCACCACGAATCCAATCATTGTGAGAACCTTCTACTAAATATTTTGGATTGGTAATAGTTTCTTCAATTTCTTTAATAAGAGGATAATTACTATGTTCTAAATAACTTTGTTCACTAAGTGGAAAAAGAGACTTTTTATTTTCACAATGATCTTCACCATGCATTAAGTTACTTTCAACTTCAACATTACCTTTTCCACGTCCTAAATATGGAATACTTTTGAAACTACGTTCGCGTAAAGATAATTTTGTATCTGGATGAGTATCTTTTTGTCCCAATAATAGAGTATTACTGTCATTGATACTAGAACCTAAATTACCTACTGAATTATTTCCTTCGTACCATACTAAATTATTAGAAAGTGCTAAATTTGCAGTATTCTTAATAGAACTAGAATAGTTAGATGTCATGTATTGACTATATTCTTTATTTTGCAATTCACTTTCATTTAAATAACAAGGATCTTGTCCTGTACCTGTTAAGTTATTGAATTTATAATCAGAGATATTTGCCATTTATATAATATAGTATTAAAAATAATATATAAACTATTTAAATTATTTCTTTATTTATGTATTTATGTATGGTGGTTATATGTGTGTTATGAATATTTCATTAATTGATGCTTATCTCCTTCTATGTATGGTGGTTATATGTGTGTTGTGAATATTTCATTAATTGATGCTTATCTCCTTCTTTTCCAGAACCCATACCTCCATAACAAAATTCAGAGAAAGATTTTTGATCATTAGGGATAGTGGTATTTGCCGTTGTATAAAATTGATTCATTGATCGATCAAATTCAAAATTTTCCCCTAAATTTTTAAAAATTTTATCACTTATTTTTGGATTAGATGCATTGTTTTTTGCAATCATTTCTTTTACAGAATCATTTATATTGTTATTATTCTTCATACCAAAAGCATTAGGTGCTTTTAATCTATCAGGTGAATCAGTCATTAATACATTATTTAAAGGATTATTAGATGTAACTGATCCGTATTTTTCCTTTTTAATATTATTATCGAATGTTTCTACAGTTTTTTGAATATGATAAGAATAAATAAGATAAATAACTGCTAAAGATAATATTCCACTCAATAAAATAGATATTTTTTTACTTAATAAAAATAAAACTACACAAACCAAAATAATTAATCGTGTCAAAGCATTTATATTTCTATTTATAGATAATTTATCATTAGGGACAATCTCATACATATATTTTTCATTAAATAATATAGATGGATTCATAAACCAAACAGTATTTGACATTATATTATATACTCTTATGATTATTTTTTATTTTTATTCTTTTTTCTTAATTACATTTCTTGAGAAACTGTCTCTTCTTCTGTTACTGTAGTTTCTTCTGTAACTTCAAATTGTTTTTTATTCTTCTTCTTCTTCTTTTTAGGTTTGGATTCCACTTTATTTTCAGTAGCATCATTTAATCCTAGTTGAGTCATCAATTCATCTATTGATTTTTCTTGTACACTATCACCAATAAAGTCTTTTCTCTTTTTTTCATACTGCTCTTGAAGTTTTCTCTCTTCTTCTATTAGTTTAACTTTATCTTGTGCCTTTTTTCTCATTTTATCTATTGTTTCTTGTTTTTTCATACGATTTTTGAAAGCACCCGTATTAATTTTTGTATTTTTACCCATACCAGGAATACCCATATTTTTGAACATTTTGCCCATATCTTTCATACCTGGCATATCTTTCATCATTTTCATAATATTACCCGCTTCATCCATCAATTCACTTTCCTTTATATCTCCTGATTTGATTTTGTTATCCAATTTTCCACCAACATTTTTTACTAAATCCATCAATTTCTTTGGGTTATTTAGTAACTTTTTCATAACATCATCTGCGTTTTCTGCTCCTTGTAAATTAATATCTAAATCTTTTGCAGTCTCTTCTGCAATTTCAGTCGCTAATCTTCCTAATTTACCTTCCATTAAAGAAGATAAATGTTCGTGGATCATCTCTGGATTTAAAAATGGATTTTTTTTCTTTTTCCCCTTGTCTTTATTTTCTTTTTCAGTATTTTCATCATCTTCATTCTCATCATCGTCAGCATCTGCTTGTTCTTCATCTTCATTCTCGGTGAATAACATATCTTGAATTCCTTTCATTGTTTCTTCCATTTTATTTTTAAAGTCATCATTATTTATCGCTTCAAATAATTTTGCAGTATCTCCAAATGCAGATTTATCATCTATATTTTTTATAAGAGTGAAAAGTATAACTTGTAAATATTTCCATATAGTTTCTTTAATACTATCACTTATTCCTTCTACTGACCATAACTCTTTAAAATCTAAATTGGGTAAAAAATTACAATTTATAGATTCATCTTTCATGATGTCTTCATTTTTATATAATATATCAAAAAACCTTTCAGGATATACCTGTGAACAATAATTAAATAATTCATCCATTATTAATTCCTCATTTTCATATAGATCATTAAATCTCTCTATATATTCTGGGAATGTTGTTTTCAAATCATTTATAAAATCGTTTAAAACTTTCTTAAGATCTTCCTTCTTTTCAGTGTCAGATTTAACTTCATTTTCTGAATTCAATGATTCTGATAGAATATCCTTTAATCCTTCATTTAAATTTTCGCAAAAAGAATCAATATTTTTTTCTGTACTCTTTTCATTTTCTGTCATTATAGTCTATAAATAATAAATCTTTAATAAGAAAACGAAAAAAAATATTTAGTATTTTATTTTATTAAATGATAAATTTCTTTAAGAAAATAAAATATTACTTGTAGTCATAAGAATTTTCAAAATATATATTTAAATGAAATAATCTTAAAATTATATTTTATATATATTTTGTAATAATGCCAAGGAAAAGTAAAGAAGCCAAAACTGTTGTTCAAACAAAAAAGGTAGAATATGCTAAACCTAGAAACAAAGCACAAGCAACACTTTTACACTATTTAAATAAAGAAAATTGTAAGATTGTTGTAGCATCAGGTCCTGCTGGTACAGGTAAAACATTATTCTCCGTTGAACAAGGTCTGAAAGGTTTCTTAAATGGCAAATATAAAAAAATCATATTCACAAGACCAACTGTTGGTGTTGATGAAAATATAGGGTTTTTACCAGGAAGTTTAGAAGAAAAAATGTTACCATGGATGAGACCAATATATGATATAATTCATAATTATATTTCACAATCAGAGATTGAGCATTTGATACAAGAACAAATAATAGAAATATCACCATTAGGATTTATGCGTGGTCGCACTTTCAAAAATTGTTGGATTGTTGCTGATGAAATGCAAAATAGTACAATTTCTCAAATGAAAATGCTTCTCACTCGTATTGGTCAAAATACACGTCTAGTGGTTACAGGAGATTGCGAACAAAATGATTTGAATGTTAAAGCAAACGGTTTGAGAGATTTTTTGCAAAAATTAAAAGGAAGAAGATCGGATAGTATTGGATCTGTTGAGTTTGAAAATGATGATGTAGAACGTGAACCTGTTGTAAAAGAAATATTAGAAATATATGAAACAAATCATTCGTTACATTATCAAATAGAAAATAGATCAGATGCAGATGATAGTACAAAAGAGACTTCTTCAGATACAGATAGTATATGAATTAAAATTATTTGTAATTTTTAATTTTTCTTAATTTTTTACCACCAAAATTATTCTCAAATGCTTCTTCTATATTTAGAGGACGTCCATAATTTTTAATTTCATAATATTTATCGAAATTAATATTTAATAATTCACCAATTTTTATTATTTTATCCATATCATAATCAGTTTGTGTAAGTACATGGTTTATAACAAACTCTAAAATAGTATGTTGTAATGATTGCGGTTCTATATGACGTACTTCCAATATAGTATTTACCGGTATTTCAAAAAAGTCATCATTATCTAATTTAAAAAATTTGTAATACATAATTATATTTTTTTGTGGAATATGACGAGTATAATTTTCACGTGGTTTTACAAATGCTTCTTTTTCTCCCTTTCCCAGATATCGTAATGATAATTTATCTAATTTAGAATTTTGTAATTTAAGTTGATATACCCAACCTTTTTTCATATCTTCTGCATTTAAATTATGTGGTGCAGGTTGAATTTCCAATATGGAATCAGCATTAATACCTGCATAGCTAAGACTACCGTCTCTCGTATTTCTACTTTTTACACCAATATTCATATGATTACTTATTAATTTATCATATTGATAAATGTCTTTTCCATATTTTCCAGTAAATTCATAAAAATTATTATTAACCAAATCCGACCTTTTCATTTCTATTATATACACATATATTTTTATAATATATTTTTATAATACATTTTACTGTTGACTTTTCAAAATATCTCTAATAACAACTAGATTTTCAAAGAATTCATCATTATTTCTTAATACAATATGCATCAATTTTGCATCATGTGTTGATAATAAAGAACTCTTGAGATAGTCAGATTTCGTATCTGAATTAATGAATTTCATATATTGAGCAATAAACATTTCATATTTATCTCTTTCTGAGAAATCTTTATCTATTTCCAATTTCTTAGGACGTAGTATTTTTCCTTCGAATTTACCAGTCTTTCCTCCTGCAAATTTCGCTAATGTAGTATTTTTAGATATTTCACTATCACTGTCTAATGAAAATTCATGATAGAATTTCGGATTTTCCATTTTGAATTTAGACCCTTGATAATAATGTTCAGCGGATGCCCATTTCTTATTGTCATATTCAAATGGTTCTATCCAAAAATTAGATAAATGTTTTCTCCAATCCTTTATTTGATGTAAGGCAGTAAATTTATTACTGCTTTTTAAAGAGAGTTCAGATGGTAGTTTTTCTCCTTTTCCCTTACCTGGTTCTACATCACTTGAACTCGAATAGAATCTAAATAGTATATCATCATTAATAAGTGATTTTGCTAATTCGGGAACTTCGTTGATATATTCACTTGATAAGTAATTCTTATTAGATTCGATATTATCCAATTTATCCTTTTCCTCTTCATCCATTTCTTCAGATTTTTCATATTCAATAAGACTGTTTTCAATTTTAATAGGTACTTCAAATGAATGATCTCTTGTCTTTTGGAAAACACAATAGTTATTCAAAAATGAAATGTTTTTTTCTGTTTCATCTAATTTTATGTTATTGACTAATTCATCATAAACATCTTCAAATTTTTCTCTTTTTAATAGTTGAAATCCATATATATTCATTAAATTTTCAAAATAATCATAATTTACTAAATATTCAGTATGATATTTATTAATCGATTTTTGATATACATTTATTGCATATCCTAAACATGATAAGTCATCTTTGAATTCAGTATGATCATAATTTTTTTCTAATCTCCACAAAATTTTATCATCTTTTGTCTCTGTTAAATTATTTTTTTCTTTTAATTTATCAAATACAATTTTACCATCATAAGATGTGCATATAAAATAACCGTTTTTCTTTGTTGTTTGAAGTATATTTGTTATGAAATTTTCTAACTTCTCTTTACTTTCAAAGAAATAGTGAATAGCGAACTGACAAGATACTATATCAAATCCATTTTTACCTATTCCCTTATATTTTTTCAACATGAAATAATCATCACATATATTACTTTTAGGTGATTCATTCAATACACAATCAACAATATCTCCATATTTCACTTGTTTATTCTGTTTGTAATCATTCTCTTTAGATATTTTTAAATCAATCTCCTTAGAAGCGTCTCCATTTTTAATAAGTTTACTACTATCACCCACAGCAAATATCATATGAGGTTTATTTCTTCTAACACTTAAATATCTCATACAGGCACCTTTCTTTGAATTTTCAATATTATCTCTACTAATATCTAAACCAAATACGAACCCAATTTTACTATGTATCCATTTATGCAAATCACCTCCCATACCAACAGCGATATCAAATAATGTATTATTTTCAATACTATTATTCTTCTTTGAATAGTCATTTATTATCTTGCTTTTTACTTCATTATGAAATTTCCTTAGGTTTATTAAATCTCCTTCACGCTTATTAGTAAGACTATTATAATAAACTTCATCATCATCATTACTTATTAAATCAATATCATCATCATGTGGAATATCTTTTCCTGATGTTATCATTTCCTTTGTTACTGCATTATGTATTGACTTCCAATTATTATTCGCTGTATCGTAATTATTACCAAAATTTTTGTAATTGTTTCCTACATTTTCTTCTATTTTATCATAACGAATACGTAATGGTTTCCATAGAAATCCAGTCTTCTTTATATTGTAATTGTCAATATCAAATGAAAATTCAGCAATATCATAATCATTAATTATTTCACCCATTCCACTAACAACATTGTCTGATGTATCTATCGGTAAATAACATTCATATGCATTTTCAACTACTGTGGTAGAAGGAATGAATAATTCTTTATCATACGCATATGATTTACTCTTCTCCCCTTTCAATAAATCTTCTATAGGTTTTGTTTTATTGTTACCACAATATAAATGTAAAACCTTATACTTTTTCTCATTTTCATATATATATTGTTCTTTACCATCTTTGATATGACTTATTACCATAAAATCTATAGTATTTTGACTCGCTGGTTTCCACTTTAATGAATATCTCCATGTAAACCTCTTTCTCAATTCCAAATTTTTCTCATCTTTATCAGTGTAGTATCCTACAGGTTGATATGCTGGTGTAAATATAAGACCATCAATTTCATATTTTCTATTTTCTGAATATATTTTATTACATTTAGCATACAATTCATCTTTATTCTCAATGAAATAAAACTTCTTAGTTGTAAATTCGACATCTTTTTCCTTTGTTGATTTTCCAATCATCTGCATTACATCCAGTAATATTGAATATCTCCCTTTCTTGTTCTTTGACCAAAAATCATCTTTAAATACAGTTCCAATATGTCCTTTATACTTATCTTCTTTTTCATCTTTTATAGAATCAACATTGCCATTCAAATAATAAATATCGAATGCAGCAAATATATTATATTTATCACTTCCCCAAATATGTTCACCGTCTATTACTGTATTATGTAAAACCTTTTCATTTGTTTTACAATTTGTATATTGAACTTCTAATCTTGTGTTTAGTAAATAAATTTTACCATTGGATGTTATAAATAAAAGTTTGCGTTCACCATCTGCTTTATCTGTAACTGTATAGTCATGTGATACATTTATTTCATAATCCTTATGCAAATTAATAAATTGAAGCGTTTCAGAAGAAGGACCTATAAAATGTGTGGATTTCAAAAATTCAGTATTCAATGAAGAATCTTTATATCTAATATTCACTAAATTTATGTATTCTCGCTTAACACTATTTATTTCAGAATAACTAATTGGATAATTCGTTTCTTGTAATCCACACAATACATATTTAATTGTTTTCTTTAGTTTAGATAGAACCTCCTTTTCATCCATACTAAGAGATTTTTCATTATCCAACTCTATTTCTATATTGTATATGTGCTTTACAAAAGATACGTCCAATATATTGTTATTATTCTCTTTGACAATGTTTAAATGACATTTTAAAGGAAAATCTGGATGAGTGTATTCTATACGATTTGTATATCTATAAAATTTTGATAAACTCTTGTATCCTTCAAATTTGTTCAATAATAGACTTTTAATGTCATTTTTATTTATATTTTTTTCTAATTGGAAAGATGCTCTGAAACAAAAGTCATTATTATCAAATACATTCGTAGATTTATTACTTAAGTAATGTTTTTGTGTGAAAGTGAAATTTGATACTTCACCTGGTACAGATAACTTATTATAAACCTCATTTAATTCATCATTACAAAATTTTGTTATAACATCTTTCCCTTCAATTTCTATACGTATATCATCCAGCAATGCATTAGGAGATTCCTGAAACGAAATTCTAAGTAAATGACTTCCTAATGGATTATCTGTTTTAAATCCTATATTGTTTAGTTTATTTATAACATTTTCAAAATCATATTTGGATATTTTTGGAGGTTTAAAACGAATTTCCATTTCAGGAATTTCAGTTTTCTCTACTTTTTTATTATAAGTAATATAATCATTGAATACATTATCCATAGATTTCTTTAATTTAGTAGATAATTCTGTCATATATATTATAATTGTTTATTTTTAATTTGATTTATTCAATTTTATAAAAAATGTTAAATTTACTAATTATACTTTGATACAAATCATTCTTTTTTAATCTTTTATCATTTTCATCACATAAATCTAATTTCAAAATTTTTGCTATTTCAGTTAAATCTTCCATCTTATAGTGTGTCATGCATAATATTGGTTTTTCATAAAACTCAATTTCATATCTATTTTTTTCATATAGAGGTAAATTTGATAATGCAATTTTTTCACATCCATAATTATTATGCAAATTATGTATTAAATACAAATCATTTGTGTCTTCAAATATTAACTTATAATACATATTTTCAACTATGTATAGTATATTTATTCTTTTAATAATGCAGATTAAAATAAAGGTTTTAAAGGAAATTTCCTTCTCACAAATAAGTTCATTTTCATTATCGCCTATACGTTTTAATTTATATTCTTTAAACAAATGTTTGTTTTGTTTTATACTAGAACTTAATTCTAATTTCATATCCATTTCTTTTGTAAATGAGTTTGAACCAATTAAATTGTATTCTATATATCCATATAGTATGTAATAGTAAACCCAGAATAATTTATCATTTTGATAGGGAATAAAAATATTTGGACTCTTATTTTCATGGTTCTTAGTTGTTTTTGATATTATTTTTTTATCGTCATTACTAAAAAAATAATTTAAATTTTGATTTGTAATCATATATGGTTTTAAACAATCAATTGTCATATATATATAATATATTTATTTCTTTAAATGTTATTCAAATGTTTATTCACTTATTCAAATAATCGTATCGCATTTTATCACATACACCACAATGGTCTTCATTGGTCATATCTGCTTTTTTATGAGCAATTGATTCATCATGTGTTTTCCATCTTCCTAATACAAGTGGTTTTGAAGTTGAGAGATCTATATTAGGGATAGCAAATTTGCTTAAATTCTGAAGATCATTTTTTATGAAAAATTTATTGTTATTCAAAAACTTCCTGATATCAAAAAATTTATTCATATACATTTTATATAATATATAAATAATATATTTAATTCAATTTTATTGTTTTAATTCATTATGAACATAATCACGGAAAATGAAATATGTTTTCAATTCATTAAATAAATAATATATAACAACACTCATTAATAAAGAAAATGTATTTATATCAGCATACAAATTATACAATATTATATATAATGGTATTCCTAATTGTAATTTATTGATATTATTAAGAGCATCTGTGCAATATTTGCAATTTTTTGTGTGAGCATCATATCTATTGAAAACCTCTTGTCTTGTTAACGACCTTATTTCTTTTATTTGGTTTATTTTAAAATGATTGTATGTTTTTTTCCATTTATTAAAGTAATGAATCGCTTTATCGCTTGTAGTTGGTGTAGTATATGATCTTGTACAATTCTCCATAGTATTTATATTACGTAAATACTGTTCTTGCTTATGCAAAAGCATTGTATCACTATCTAAAAATGTTTGAGTTAGAACATGTTTCATCCAATGTGGTATTGATCCATAAAGAAAATTTATATATTTCAAATTACCTATATTATTATATTCATTTTGAACAAATACGCGAGTTTTATATTCATTAATAGGTACACAATAAATATGTAAATTTTTTATAAAAACTAGAGGATAAATACTTGTTAATATAAAATGACTTGGTTCATAAAAACACATTGTTCCATTCCTATAACCACCATTTCTTAGAGTTCTGTCTTCAAACAATATTTCTAAAGACGAAGAGTTCATATTTAGTAAAGTAACATTAACATCACTCGCTAAGTCACGTGTTGATTGTAAATTGTGATGCGCAAATGGTACATGGGCGGGATCAAATAAATTTTCCAAAAGCGTGTTTATATTATAAGGGACTTCAACTACTGTCATATCATCTGATATTGTATTATTGTATATACTTATATGATTAGGAAATTTTTCAGTTTCATTCAAATTTATCCATAATATATTATTACTTTTTTCTGTTTGATATGTTTTTTGTTTTAATTTTACGTTACAACCATTACAATTTGATTGTGGTATTGATTTAACAACTCCTTGTGTATCAAATTCCCATCCATGATAAGAACATCTTAGATTTTTTGTTTCTTTATCTATATACCCTTCACTCAAAGGTGCCTTACGATGCATACATGCGTTTTGTTGAACTATTATATCGTTGTTTTTCTCCCAAATGACAAATTCATTATTCAATATTTGAATACTTGATGGCTTTTTGGTATTGTATGTTTGTAAATCTAGGAGAGGTACCCAACCATATCCATCCACCTTAAATAGAAACATCAAAAATAATACAATATACATTATATATACATACAAAGTATCATTTATATTATTTTTTATCATCATTATCATCATTGTCATCGTTGATTATTCTTTTCATTTTTTCACGATATTTCACTTGAGTTATATCAAATTTATTACTCATAAAACCTAATATATATTCGTCATATATATAATTTATAATACCTACGTCTTCATCTAAAGTTATTTGCATTTGATACTGGAATAGTGAATCAAATATAGGACTTGTTAAAAAATTACGATATAAGTCAAAGTGTAATATAGATTCGTTATTTCCAATAGGATAACAATGGGTTATAATTGTTTTGACGAGTTCATTTGCATTTACTCTAGTTACTGTAGCGTCCGGTAAATGAAATTCATTTTGTACTTCCACAAACTTGGCACCACCTATTAATGCAGACATACTTGTTGGTCCTGCTGTATAATAAAATGTAGTTCTACCCGATAAAGGTCCTATATCATCATAATCTATTTTAAATGGAACAGGTGATATTGTATTACCAAATGAATGTACATAACTTATATGCATCATATCCAATACATTCTCTGTAATCAAACTACTTGGTCTATGAATGTGCCGTCTTCCTGTAATTCTCACAAAATTTGAATCGGTTGCTTCTGGTGGTATATAAATAGTATGATTATAAATATTTCCTTTTTGAGAGTTTATATCATATGAAGGTCTTAGATAAATATCGTCATTAATTTCTTGAATTTCAAATCTTGGAACTCCAAAACTCTGTGATTTTGTATTTGGTATACCTGGTATTTTTTCTACTAAACCATCTTTATATTCCCATCCATGATAAGGACATTGAACACAACCATTATATACATTACCTTGTGACAAAGAGGCACCTCGATGAATACATATATCACTTATTGCTTTTACTGTGTCGGTTGTAGCATCTTTATAGATAGCAATAGGATAATTATTAAAAATGAATCGTGTTGGTTTTCTTGAATCAATTTCGTTTTTATTTGCTATTTTCCAAAAAAGAGGAATATTATATTTATATTTTTTACTACTTGGTTTTGTAGTTATTTTCATTCTCAAATTTATTGTGTTCATTTTATTTATAATAAAAATTATAAAAATTGTATTGTGTAATTTATTTTTTTTGTTTGTATACAAAACTCTATACAATGAATATATTAATATAAATAATATTTGAATCATTAATATTAATAAAAATTAACTTCTAAACTGTTTTATTTTAATTTTTGCGAGTTCCTTTCTTTCCTTTCTTTCCTTTTTTACTTTTTCTTGATTTCTTACCTTTTGATTTTTTTCCTTTTGTAACTGATTTGCCTTTCTTAGGAGCAACTGATTTATATGATTCCTTTGCTAAAAGAATTATTGCCTTTAATCCACCTTTTTCAAATAATTTTACGTTACTTGCCTTAACCTTCTTTATGTGATCAATCCAAGGGTTTCCCATTATAATATATATTTAGATAATATTTAACACAATAATTCAACCGAGTTTTCAAAATATTTTGTTTTTATATTTAATTTTTTAGTTTCAATATGAGTTAAATTTTGTTCTTGTTTCTCAACATAATTGATATATTGTAAAATTTTATTTATAATATCATTGTTTATTTCAACCATGTTTATAAATGTCCCATTATTATTCTCATTCAATTGTAAATCAGGGTATTTTTTTAATAACTTCAATATTTCAACCTGATGAAATTTATTCATTTTTTCAATATCCTTTCGTATACTTTCTAGTTCTTGAACAGATTTAGTCGACATAGTATATAATTATATTTTGTTTTTATGTTATTTCATATAATATTATTTGAATTTTTAATCTTTCAGAAAAAAAAATAAAATTCTTGACAAAAATTTGAAAATGAGAAATTGATTTTTAAAATTTTTGAGAAATAAATCTGAAAAAAGTGAAAAAAAGTGGTTGTGATCATAATGGTGTAAATTGCGATTTTTTGTAAAAAAAAGTGTTAGCATAATTTTTTTCATTTTTATTATTTTAAAAAAAAAGTATTTAGGCGTTTTTTTCTGTTTCATATATATGAAACAAAATGAAACAAATTTAACGCCAAAAAACGCCAAAATTTTTCATTGTGAAAAATGCAACTTTACATCGTGTAAACAAAGTGAGTATGTTAGACATTTATCCACACGAAAACATAAAATGAAACAAAATGAAACAAATTTAACCCCAAAAAACGCCGTCGATTATTTTTGTAAATTTTGTGAAAAAAAATTCAATAGTAGAACAACATTATGGCGACATAATAAAAAATGTGATGGTAGTGTATCACAAGAATTAGTTACAACTGCAAATAATAGTGAAATTTGCAAACAAATGTTGCCATTAATGAAAGAAATGATGACAGAAATAGCACCTATATTACAACCTCATAATACGACAAATAATAATCAAAATTTTAATATTAATATATTTTTGAATGAACAATGTAAAGATGCTATGAATATAAGTGATTTTATAGAATCAATTCAGTTAAGTATTGAAGATATGACAAAAATTGGTACAGAAGGACAAACCAAAGGTATGTCAAATATTCTAATTGATAAATTGAATTCATTGGATGTGGTAAAGAGACCTATGCATTGTAGTGATATAAAAAAGGAAACAATATATATAAAAGATGAAGATCAATGGCAAATGGAAAATAAAAACAAACCGAAATTAATAGAAGCAATAGATAAACTCTCTGTAAAAAGTATAAAAACATTAGATTCTATTGAAGATGATCCTGAAATATATATTCAAGCAGCGAGTGAGGTATTGAAAGAACCTCTCGAAAATAAGAAAATAATATCATCTATAGCAAAAGAAGTTTGTATATAATCATATGTATATACGAGTATATTTTGTTTTTTGTCCTGCTAAAAATAGAAAAACGTTACATATATATGCAATAATATACAAACAATTAAATTATCCAGAACACATTTCACAACTTTCAGTTTTTTCAGGGTCAATAGTAAATTGCTGTGCTTGATGTCTTGCTTTTCTTCTCAAATAATACATTCCTGTTTTTAATCCTTTTTCCCAACCATAAAAATGCATAGAACTTAAACTACTATAACTAGGGTCTTCTTGCCATAAATTGAGACTCTGACTTTGACATATAAAGGCGCCTCTATCTACAGACATATCAATAATATGTTTCATAGGAATTTCCCATACAATTTTATATTTATCTTTTACATGTTGTGGAATTCCATTTATATGTTGAATGCTTCCACGATTTAATATAATAGAGTCTTTTAATTCGTCACTCCATAATTCTAAATCAATTAATTCCTTTTGTAGGTATTTATTGACTATTATAAATTCTCCTGCAATAGTACTTCTACTATAAATATTACTTGTAAATGGTTCAAAACATTCATTATTTCCCAATATTTGAGATGTTGATGCAGTTGGCATTGGTGCTAAAAGCAATGAATTACGTAATCCATATTTTATTATATCATCTTTTATATTTTTCCAATCATACATATCAGAAGGTGTTACATTCCATAAATCAAACTGTAATAATCCTTTACTCGCTGGTGAACCAGGAAAAGTTTCATATTCCCCCTCTTCTTGAGATAATTCACATGATCTTTCTAATGCACCATGATATATTGTCTCAAATATCTTTTTATTCACTATTTTTGCATCATCACTACAGAAAGGTATATCCATTAATGCAAATGTATCTGCAAGACCTTGAACACCTATACCTATAGGACGGTGTAACATATTGCTTTTATGAGTTTTTTCAGTAGGATAAAAATTCATATCTATTATTTTATTTAAATTTTCTGTCAATACTTTAGATACATAATGAAGTTTTTCATAATCAAACGATTTATCATTACATACAAATGAGGAAAGTCCAATAGATGCTAAATTACATACTGCACTTTCAGTATCATCTGAATATTCTATTATTTCTGTACATAAATTGGAACTTTTAATAACTCCTATATTATTTTGATTTGACTTCATATTTGCTGCATCTTTATATAATAAATAAGGTGTTCCTGTTTCCATTTGACTATCTAATACTGCAATCCATAGTTCACGAGCATTTATTGTCTTTCTTCCTTTTTGTTCATTCTCATATTTGACATATAATTCTTCAAATGCTTCTCCATAACAATCACTCAAACCGGGACACTCATCCGGACACATTAATGTCCATGTACCATCATCTTTTACTCTTTTCATAAATAAATCAGGTATCCACAATCCGTAAAATAAATCACGTGCTTTAGTTTCTTCATCACCATGATTTTTTCTCATTTCTAAAAAATCAAAAATGTCTGCATGCCAAGGTTCTAAATAAATTGCAAAACTTCCATTACGTTTTCCCCCACCATTATGAATAATACCATTATGTGTAAGATAATTGTGTACATTTTTCATTTGTAGATCATATAATGTCCCATTGTATGATGATATTTTAATATCTTTTATTCTTGAACATAAATAATTGTTGTATCTAAAGAATTTATAAAACTGTTTTACGTTATCAATATTCAATAAGTCGCAAATTTCTTGTGTCTGAGGAATACGAAGTACATAATTTAGTTTTTTATGAGTGATTACTCCATTATTAGTATTATGATATGAACCTATTCTATCTCTTAAATATCCACTAGTTGGAATACCCATTTTTAATAGCATGTACCTCATGGATTCTAATAATTTTTGTGAGGTTGTATCAAATGTTAATTCATTATGTTTACATCCATCTGTATCTATTAACCCCTTTATAATGTATTTCATTTTATGTAATGGTAAATTCAACCATTTACTTTGGATATATTTTTCTTTTTGTTCATCATACACATCAGAGTATCTTATGGGTATAGAAATATTTTTATTCCATCTGATTCTAGTTGTATTATCATTTACATCTATAAAGTATTGAACGCATTTATTTGTGAAATATTCTTCACAAAATTCTAATATATTGCGTTTATTATAAGTATGTAAACTAATATATCCATTTTTATCAGTATTACTCATAGACCCATAACCCAATACAATACCATAAAAATAGCAATCTTCTGAAGTTAAATTTGGTTGATCTTTTATATATTGAGGAATCGAAAATACTAACATATCATCACATGTTAATTCGTTTACTTCTTTGTATGTAAATTGTAAATGATTATGGTCTAATCTGTTTTTGATATAATCATAATTAGTTCCTTTTTTTTGTCCACTTAAACATAATACTGGATGTTCACCAGTAATAGTCAAAGGATTCAATGAATGTGTTGAATATATTTCATATATATTTCCTTCGTATGGATGCTCCAAAATATTTTGTATAACTTCTTCATTTCCTAGATGATTAAACGTGTATGTTTCACCACTTATACAATCTTCTATTTTTTTAGGTCCATGTGTTGTATATAAATATGTATCAGGAAGAATACATTGATCAACATACCTCGCTGTATTATTAAATACACGTAACATAGGTACAATTCCATTGGATGTACCATTAGTTCCTCTTATATGACTTCCTGTTGCTCTTACATTATGAATATGTAATCCAATTCCTCCAGCATATTTCGATATATTAGCACAATCTTTTAATGTATTATAAATACCAGTAATACTATCTGATTCCATTCCGAGTAAAAAGCATGAACTTAATTGATTATGATTTGAACCCGCGTTAAATAAAGTTGGAGTTGCGTGTGTAAAATATTTCATAGACATTAAATCATAACTTTCCTTGACTTTACTTATATCGTGTTTATGAATCGACAATGCAACTCGCATCCACATGTGCTGTGGTCTTTCCAATATTACTTTATTAATTCTATACAAATAAGATTTTTCTAAAGTTTTGAATCCGAAATAATCAATGAAATAATCGCGTTTATAATCAATGAATGATTCCAATCGTTCTTTATATTTGCAACAATTATCATAAAAAGATTGTTCTATCATTGGTTTATTTATTCCGTGAATATCTTTGAACTCATATAAAGCTTTCATTACTTCATAAAACGATGAAGATGTATTTTTTTGATGATTTGAAATAATAATGTGACTTGCTAATATTGAATAATTAACATGTTGTGTTGATTGAGATGCGCATTGTTCTGCAGTTAATTCATCTATTTTCTTAGTATCAATTCCATCATACAATTGATCAATAATTTTCATAACTAAAGATGAATAATTTATTTTGATGTTGGCTTCATTTCCTATTTTTTTAACACGATGCAGGATTTTATCGAATGAAACATCTTCTAGTTTTCCAGAACGCTTTTTTACTCTCATTTCTTGTTGTGTTTCCATTAGTAATATAGATAATTATAATTTTATATTGTTTTAAAAATACATATTTATTTGATGAAATGTTAATATTTATATAATATTTGCGTTATAATATTTTAAAATAAGAATAATATATATCATATGGATAGAAATGAATGTTTTAAAGTATTAGAAATATCTCCGACAACAAATAAAGATGAAATAAAAAAGGCATATAAAAAAATGGCTTTGAAATATCATCCAGATAAAAATAAAGAATCAAATGCAGAAGATAAATTCAAAATAATATCAGAGGCATATGAAAAATTATCAAATCCTCAACCCGAAATGAATACAGAGAGATTTAATAATCATGAGGATATAATACGTCACTTCTTTGGAGGAGGAATATTTATGAACATGCAAAGAAATACACCTTTCCAACAATTTCATATGTTTCCTCCAAATATGAGAAACAATTATAGATCAAATGTAAATTCAAGAAGTAGTAATGTAATATTTCAGGGTAACAAAAAAATAGAAATTATAACAGAGACTATTAATGGTGTTACAAGTACTAGAAAAATTATAACTAAAATATAATTATTTAACTAAACCATATAAACATAAATTTTTATTATTAAGTATATGACTGATGATAAAGAGCATATTTCTCTAGTAGTATGTGGTCATGTAGATGCTGGTAAATCTACAACAACTGGTCATTTGATTTTTAAGTTAGGAGGTATTTCTGAACGTGAAATGCAGAAACTTCAAACAGAAGCAGATCAACAAGGTAAAAGTTCATTCGCTTTCGCCTATTATATGGATCGTGATAAGGCAGAAAGAGAACGTGGTGTAACAATTAACTGTACCACCAAGGAATTTTTTACAGATAGTTATCATTATACTATTGTAGATGCACCAGGACATAGAGATTATGTGAAGAATATGATTACTGGTGCAGGGTGTGCTGATGTTGCATTATTATTAGTTCCCGCTGAAATGGGTGGTTTCGAAACTGCAATTGCGCGTGGAGATCATTCAACTGGTGAGGTTCAAGGACAAACTCGTCAACACGCAAAGTTATTGGGTCTTCTTGGTATTGAAAAGTTGATTGTTGGAGTAAACAAGATGGATTCTTGTGATTGGTCTGAGCAGAGATTTAACGAAATTAAAGAAGAAATGACTAAGATGATTACATTAGCAGGTTTCAAACCTAAGCAAGTACCTTTTATTCCGTATAGTGGGTTTAAAGGTGAGAATTTGGTTGTACAGACAGATAAAATGCCATGGTATAAAGGATGGAGTGCCAATATTAATAAAGATACAGTAGTATCAGGACATACATTATATGATGCTCTTGAAAAATTAGTTAAACCACCAAAGAGACATCCTGAAAAACCCGTTAAGATTCCAATTAATGGTATTTATAAAATCAAGGGTGTTGGAGATGTTATAACAGGTCGTATTGAAGAAGGTACACTCACAGCGGGCGATATGGTTCGTGTTGTACCACGTGGAGTTGATAATCTAAAAGTATTTACTATTGAAATGCATCATAAGACATGGCCTAATGCTAAACCAGGAGATAACATTGGTATGAATATGAAAGGTCTTGATAAAACAAATATGCCAAAGGTGGGTGATGTTATTACATTACAAAAAGAAGCATTATGTGAACCAGTAGAAAGTTTTGTTGTACAAGTGTCTGTACAAGAACATCCTGGTCAACTAAAGAAGGGATTCTCACCATTGGTTCATGTTCGTACTGCAAAATCCTCTTGTAAAATGACAAAAATAAATTGGAAGATGAGCAAGAAAACAGGCGATCAAAAAGTAGATAATCCTGAATTTTTAGAACGTGGTGAAAATGCTGAAATAGAATTTGTTCCTCAGCAACCAATTTATTTGGAACCTTTTGATATATGTCCTGGATTAGGTCGTGTTGCTGTGATGGATTCTAATCAATTAGTTATGCTTGGTAAAGTAATGAGTGTAAAATATAAACCATATAAGAAATAAATTTTTAAAATTGAATTATTTTGTATATTATTTATAAATTATAAATAAAATGCAAGAAGTATATGAACATGAATTAGTAATTGGTAATAGATATGATATTATTGTAACTAATGATAAAAAAGAATACAAATATAACGGAGTATTCAATGGTATTAATAGTTTAAATGTATATGATGTTCCTCTGTTAAACACTTTTACAGATGTTATAGATTACAATAATAAAAAACAATATAAAATGATTAATTTTCAATATAATATTGTATGTCCAATGACTAATGAATATTTTATCCCTGATATTTCATTACAAAAATTATGTTGGAATAAATTATCTCCCAATGATATAGGATATTTAAAAGACCTTCGTTTAAATAAGATATCACTCGGAATATATTAATCAAAATCTTCCACATTAATGGTTGTTATATTTATTTTACAATCTTTTATTGATTTATCATCATGAGATTCAGAACCTATACTCAAATTTCTCACTCTTTTTTTAGGTGCACGATGATCAAAACCTTCAATTCGTTCTTTCAATACTATATTCCATAAATCGGTAATCATAGGTGCTGCGATTTCAAACCATTTTTTGTTTCTAAGAATAAGTAAACAACTAAATTCATCTAATTTCCAATAAATTGTTTTTACATATGTTATATCTTTATATTTTTCAAACATAGTTTTTTCCCATAACTCATAGTTACCGCAAGTATCATTTAAATAATATTCATATATTGGTTTAACATCATCATAAAAACACATTATCATCCCTTTTTTTTCACCTTCTTTTGTTAAAAATTCACCCCCATCATCTTCTAAAAACTCATTTTCATTTTCATATTCAATAAATCTAGTTTCTAGAAAATCACATTCATTTAGGTTACAAACCTCCATTTGAAGTTGCATTTGTATCCAATATTCTTTTTTTGGTACTTGTTTTATTTCACGGTTTACTATATTTTTTATTTCCAACATTCTACCAAACCTGTCATTATTTTCATTTACATTTATACCATCAGGAGACGCACCTAAACATTTGATACTGTCATGTTGTAAACACCCAAAATCTTCAACCTTACTATTATATGTACTCTCATATATCATAATAGACAATGGTTCGTACTTTTGCCCCCAATGTAAACTCGATTCAACATTTTGAAATCCTGAATTATAATTTTGATAAGGTTTACATTTTTCATATATGATGTTGTTTCTGTTTGATTCACTGTCGAATATTTTCCAAGCATTGCTTGCAGTAATCAAATTAGATCTATAAGCATACCATTCTTCACTACGTTGCTGAGGTTGTTCTTTATTTCGTAAATAATTTATCTTTTCGTTCGTTTTTTCAATATCTACTTTTTTTCTAATAAATGAATATGAATATTCTCTTTTTGGAATGAAATCACTATAAAGTAAATTCAATGACGTAGTTATAATTTCATTCCATATAAATGATTCACTTAAGATATCGTATGTTAGATTATTAATATGTTCATTAATTATAACATATAATAAATTAGTGCAATCATCAATCATTTCATATTCGAAAGATTCCAAATATACGAACATGATATTTTTACTAATATGTTCAATAAATAGATCATACATTAGATTCAACATATCATATTTATTTTCATGTAGATATAAATCTAATTTTTCTATAATTTCATTTTCACTTATTTTTGAAAGATAAATATCCATATAATTATAATTTTAATATCTTAATATTATATTTCAATTTTATTGATTATTTATCAATTTTGATAATCTTATTTTTCTTTGTTAATGATTTTTTTGGTAAATTTCGAGATGTTGAAACTCTTTTGGAATTATGTATAACAAAATTTCCATCTAATTCAGTAAGACCAGGAATAGAGGTAATAGAATGTGTGCTATCATCATAATTTACATCTTTAACTTTCGAAAACTGATTTTCATATAATGCATTTTTTAAAAATTTTCTTAATTTTTCTTTGTCATCATTTTCATAATTTTCAACATAATCCATTAATTTTTTATACTTCATACTATTATCTAATTTATTCCATTTTTCTTTCGAATTCTTTTTTATTTCATTCTCTAACATTTGTTCCATATGTGTTATAGATGTCGTATTTTCATCAGTATTATAATTATGAAATATATTAGCTTGCATTGTATATATATATTATACATAATATAGATTTAACTCTTTTTTGTATTAATTATAAATATCTCATTCAAAATCCAATTTTTAACTCAATATAACTTAAATAGAAGAAATTTATTATTATAATTCATATGGAAAAAGAAATCAAATTAGATTTTTTTAAAACTACTGAAAAAAAGAAAATTAAGAGGAACATAAAAAACGAGAAACGAATAGAAATAAAAGGAACCAATAATAGATATCAAATAAAAAAACTAACAACTGATAAAGTAGAAGAAGAAAGACAGAATATAAATCATATAAATGAAGATGAATTTCTTATTGATAATCAATTATCTTTATTAGTAGTCGATAATAAAATGGTAGACAAATCAATAAAAGCAAAACGACGAAGTTATTATCAACAAGATATATTGAAAAAATGTTATAATGAGAATGATTTCATTTCATTTGCCACTATAATTGAAAAACTAAAACAATCAGAATGTAAGTGTTTCTATTGTAGAGAGAATTTATATATTTTGTATAAGGTCAAATTGGAGAAAAAACAATGGACATTAGATAGAATAAATAACAATATTGGACATAATACGAATAACGTTGTTATCTCTTGTTTAGAATGTAATTTAGAACGTAAAAATAAGAGTCAAGATAAATATATGTATGATATGAATTTGAAAATAGAAAAAATATCAAACTAAGACATTATAGATAAAACTCGAGTTAAATACATATATATATAAAAAAACTTAAATATAATTACAAAACTAACTTATGAATACTTATTCCACGCAAAATGAATTATTATTGAACAATTTACTAGATTTTTATGAAGAAGCAAAATATAATAAAATGTTGAAAATTATTAATGGAGAATCCAAAATATCACTTCGAATTGTAGATTGGTTTACAACAAATTATGCAAAAAAATATTATACCGTCTATGATATTGAATATGATAACGGTCTTACGAAGAGATTCAAAGTTTATAATGACTACAAATTACAATTAAAAGCATATTCAAAAAGGCGGTTTGATCCATTTTGTAGATGGGATCGCATATTTGTTCCTTACAGAAATGATAAACAAATCCAAACCACCATTGGACAGTTGAATTTTTTCAGATGGGCGATTGAAAATAAAGTAATAGAATTCATTGAAGATAATTATAATTTCATTGAAAATGATATGAATAGTAGAAATAGTACTGCAAAAAATCAAGATAGAATTCAGGATAAGAAAACAAGGAAACGTAGAGAAGAATTATCATTATTGGCATCAAAATCGATAAAAAAGGAAGAAGTAGAGATTATAGTAAATTTCAATTAAAAAAATATAAAATATAGTTTATATAGATATTATGGGAAACATACAAACGATAAATAAGATTTCATATGAGGATATGAAATATTGTATACAAAATAATGTATTAATAATAAGTGTCATAAAAAAGGAGGATGAAAACTGTTTAATAAAGAATACTACAACAAGTTTTGAAGAAGAAAATATTATTAATGATTTATATAATAAAAAAACTCTCTCTACTATAATCATTATGTATGGATACAACTGTAACGATAATAATATAGTGAAAAAATATAAACAATTATTAGAATTAGGATTCAATAACATATACGTATATATGGGTGGATTATTCGAATGGTTATTATTACAAGATATATATGGCAAGGAAAACTTTGAAACAACTTCTAAAGAATTGAATCATTTAAAATATAAACCTATTTCAATATTGAAAAATTAATAAAAAAATTGATTTTAATATTAATTAATATTATTAATATAAATAAAATGAATTTGTCACAAAGAAAGTTAAACAAAGCAGAATGGAACTCAGTTGAAATTCCAGTATCTGATAGTGAAAAGAAAATTTTAAAATTAATAAAAGATTCTTATCATAATATCAACATATCTGTTAACGACACCTTATCTATTATGAACTTTTTGAAAATTTCGAATACTATCAGTAATCAAGTACATATATATGAAATTTATTTCCAATCAACCATTCAAAGTTTAATAAAAAAATATGAGTTAACGTATGAAACTAAATTGAGTAAAAAAGAAAAAATAAATAAGGCAAATGCAGTCCGTATTGAATCTAATTCAAATAATATTATCAAGCAAAAGAAAGATTTAATATTTGAATATATTCTATTGGATATAATAACAAAAATATTAAAATATAAAACAAATGACAATCATAGATGGTGTTATTATTATTATACTATAGTATATTTGTTGAAGTATAATATTGAAAATTTGAATTCAATTGTCATTGATTTCATATATTTCATATCTAAGTTATATGAATCTAATATCGATAAAACTACTATTATTGCAAGATCAAACGATTATATTGAAAAAAATGATTATATTTTAAAATATGCTCCTATTCAGTTATATAGTCATCAAAAAGAAGTATATAATATTTTCAAAACTAAAAGTAGAGACGAATCTAAGTTAGTATTGTATACTGCACCTACATCAACTGGTAAAACACTTACACCTATTGGACTCGCTGAAAAATATAAAATAATATTTGTGTGTGCAGCGAGACATGTTGGTGTATCATTAGCAAAATCTGCAATATCAATTGGAACAAAAATTGCATTTGCTTTTGGTTGCGAGACAGTGGATGATATTCGTCTTCATTACTTCGCTGCCAAAGAGTTTGAAAAAAATTGGAAATCAGGTGGAATATTCAAAGTAGATAATAGTGTAGGTGATGATGTAGAAATAATGATTTGCGACATAAAATCTTACCTTCTCGCCATGTACTATATGACATCATTCAATAAGAAGGAAGATATAATAATGTATTGGGATGAACCAACTATAACTATGGATTATGAAGACCATGAATGTCATGAATATATTCATAAAAATTGGAATGAAAATATAATTCCAAATATTATACTATCGTCGGCGACACTACCGCATGAAAATGAAATAGAAGGAACATTAACTGATTATATGTGTAAATTCGAGAATGCTAGTTATATTTCGGTAATCAGTAATGAATGTAAAAAATCAATTCCAATACTAGATGCCAAAGGTCTCGTAAAACTTCCTCATTTATTATATGAATCATATTCCGACTTAAAGGAATCAATTGATTATTGTAAATCATATAATACAATATTACGATATTTTGACTTATACGAAATAGTAAGATTTATAGTTATTGTTAATGAAAAAAATTACATTGATGATTCTTATAAAATAGATAATTATTTCGATTCTATTAAAGATATTACAATGGAATCTATAAAAATGTATTATTTGGATATATTATCACGAATAAAGGAAGAATCCTGGAATAATGATCTTTATAAGTATTTCAAAGAGACACAACAAGTAAAGTACGAAAAAAATTTAAATCATAATTCATCTGGTGCTCATTATACAACGAGTGATGCTCATACTCTCACTGATGGTCCTACAATCTATATTGCTGATGATGTAAATAAAATTGCAAAATTTGGAATTCAATGTTCAGAAATTCCTTCTCGAGTTATTAATGAAATTACAAGCGCAATACAATTCAATAATCGTATAAATAGTGAAATAATTAAACTAGAAAAAGAAATGGAAGATAACGGTATTGCAAATGACATGAAGTGTGAAAAGGAAAAAAAGTTATCAAAAGATATAGTTGATCCAACTATCAAAATACTTAAGAAAAAAATAGATGATTTGAGTAAATTGTATAAAGAAATAACATTGGATACAATCTATATTCCTAATAAACCATTACATATTAAAAAATGGTATGATGGAGATATGAGTAAAATACCTTTTACATCAAACATAGATAACCCAGATGTTGAACGTGTCATGAGTATACCTGATGTTGAAGATATATGGAAATTATTATTATTGATGGGAATAGGTTTATTTTCAAAAGATAAATGTATTCCTTATACTGAATTAGTCAAAGAATTTGCTGATTCTCAAAAATTATATGTTATTATTGCAAATGGCGATTATATTTATGGAACAAATTATCAGTTTTGTCATAGTTACTTAGGTAAGGATCTTGAAAATATGACACAAGAAAAAATTATTCAAGCAATGGGACGTGTTGGAAGAAATAAACTTCAACAAGATTATTCTGTAAGATTTCGAAATGATTCTATCATCAAAAAATTATTTATAAAAGAAGAAAATAAAATAGAAGTAAAAAATATGAATAATTTATTTTCAACTGATGTTTAAATTTCAATACTTTTCATATTCTATTTTCACACTATGCCAATAATAATCTTCTTCTAAAGAACCTTTATAATAAATGTCATCTGGAATTGAATATGCTTTATACGGTTTCTTTTTTAATTTAAATAAATACAGTTTATAATATACCTTTGTATCAGTTATGTTTATAATTATGTCCATCAAATCATTACAAATGGTGACATCATCATGATTCTCATAATTTTGATGGAAATTAGTTCTCATTAAAATATGATTTTGTTTTAGTAGATAACGATTTAGTCCCATATTTTTTCTTATTGTTCTATTGAGGATATTAAACTTATCCACATTTATTTTTTCATAAATATTAAAATAACGTCGTATATCAATATCATTTATATAATTTGCAATAGACCATTTAATATCATAGGGTAATGTTAATATCATAATATAATTTGATTATTTAACTTTAAATTAAGATTAATACTAAAATAATTAAATATTATAAAAAATTGAATACATAATAATATTTTTATTATATATTCAAAACGTATGTCAAAACATTCTTCGTTTGGCAAAAAAAGCAAATTTGAGAAGGATGATGAAGAGATAGAAAAAAAGAAGATTCAAAAATTAATGGATCAATATGAAGATACCTTACATCACATAATAAAGAAAAATAAAACTAATAATGATACAGATACCACAAGTTTTGTATGTATCGGTAAAGAAATACAAATTATGTTAGATTCTGGAAAGCGCAATAGAATGTTTGACAGATTAATAGATAAATTCAAATTTAATATGAATCAATTAAAAAAAATATTGTATGTATTAAAATTTCAAGGAAAAACATATTTATATTCAAATATCGAAAAAAACCCTTACATATTTTATGATGATGATGGTATATCTTTAATTCCATTTTCGAAAGCAGAAAATATTTATAATGAAAATAAGTTAACTATTGATATAAAAACAAGAATAAAAGCATGGATCGTTCATTCTTTCATACACGAAGAAAGAAGTTTCTATGTAGAGGTATGGAAAATCGAGAAAAAATACATTGAATATTTTAAAGAATCTAAAAACGAATTGCGAGAAATGTTAGTTTTGATTAAATACAAAAATAAAGATTATTATACTACAAAAGAGTTCCAGGATATTGAAAAAAATGTAGGCGATTTATTCATGGATTTGTATTATGAAACGTCTCGCGAATCTGTATTTGAAGAATTTGCCTTACATGACGTAAATGAATTTATTAGTAATTATGAAAAGAAAATAAATAAAACATTAACTGAAAATCAAGTGAATGCAGTTAAAAATGGAATTAAAAATAAATTTCATATAATTACTGGATATCCAGGAACTGGAAAATCCACAATACTAGAAATTATTCTTAAATATAAAATAGAAAATCAGGGAGCAGATGAAAAAGAAATTTTCATTATTGCACCAACAGGCATTGCTACTAAAACGTTGATGGATAAATGTAGTCATATAATACCAAAGGAAAATGGCATGACTATTCATAAACTTTTGATGTACATGCAAAATCCTAAAAGAAAGGGAACACCGAGACATATTTGTGTTGATGAATCATCTATGATTAACATTTATCTGTTCAGAAGTTTATTATATAATGTATGTTCTAAATATGATTGTGATTTAACATTAATTGGGGATTGTAACCAATTGCCTCCGATTGGTATAGGCGAACCTTTCAAAAGTATAATAGAATCTGAATATTATGATGATCACATTGATAAATTAGAAGAAATCAAGAGACAAGATGGTTCTTTAAGTAGAAATATAATAAAAATGAATTATCATGTGTTGAATGAAGAAGATGATTTTGATAATTTATCTATGCAATTTATACATACTTCAAATTTTGATAGTACTCATATACGTAAGGTTCTTTCAGATATAGTAAAAGAATATAATGACTTCGAAATAAATGCATCAAATATAAATAAGAATAAAGTCCAATTTATATTAAGTCAGAATTCCACTTCAAAATGCAATTTTGGTGCTGATACTTGCAACGAAATATTGCAAAGAATATGGAATCCATCAGGTGAAAATATTGAACCAAAACCAAGATATAGAAATTATTATACAGTCGGTGATATTGTATGCCGAACAGAAAATGATTATAGTGATGAAGAAAATGGTACAGTCAGAGTTAATGGAGATGTAGGTATTGTTCTAAACCAAACAAGTAATGGTGTCCAAATTGCATATTTAGATGGAGATAAAAACAATTATGAATTGTTAAGCGCAAAAGAGTTTTATCAGGTGTTCAATTTACATTATGCTACAACTGTACATAAAATGCAAGGTAGTGAAAAAGAAGTTGTCGTAATAATTATTCATCCGGAGCATAAATACATGTGGGGTTCTGATATAGATAGGAAAAAACTTCTATATACAGCAATCAGTCGAGCGACAAAAAAATGCATAATTATTGGCGATTATAATCTGTTCTTACAAGCTCAATCTCAATCATCAAATAAAGAAAAACTGTCATTCTTTATGAAAAAGTTCAATACATATGAATAACTTAAAATACATATGAATTAGTTTAAAACCATGATGATTTCTGTTTTCTCGCTTTGAACCAATTATAATGAACACTTATAGGATTCAAATATTGTGTTAAATATAATAATAATGTTAATGATGTTATCATATATGGTAGTTTTCTTTGTTTATAAATATAATATACTATATAAATTCCGATTACTATAAAAAATATTTGTGCCAATAGTAGACCATAGACTAATACAAAATTACACATACTTCCCAAAATAAAATTTTCATGTAAAAATTGGAAAAATACCATACCATCATTTCCATTTGGTTCCATATAGTATTCATAGAATGCTTTACATCCAAATACGGTCATAATAATGTCAATTACATATTGTGGAAATATATAAAAAATTGGAAATTTGGTGAAACTTTTCAAAGAGTAAAAGGGAGTGAAATTATATTCTTCTTTTTTTAAAGGAATATACATTTCATTATCGTATACATCATTAATGAGTTCAGTGATCTTTTTATTGTTTGTGCTTTGTATGTATGCACCCCCTCTCGCTAGTCTTAGACTTACTTCAATAATAACATCATTTCTATATTGCATATTAAGTGCTCCACTATATCCTTGCATATGTGTAGATACCCAGTTTTCTACAATTTTATTTCCTTTATTTTCTGGTGATATATGTTTCCATTTTTCAGTAAAAACATATTGTTCTTCTGAGTACTCATATGTAATTTCATAAATAATATCACCGTTTAATAAAATATAATCAGTCATTGTTTCTTTTCCATCAACAAATTCAGACCACATCATGTCAGGTATATGTTTGTATTTTTGCAATTCATCAAAATTATTAATTTTAAAACAATTTTTACTACTTGCACTTTTATGACCCCATCTAGGTTTTATGAATATTGGATAATTAATATTATCATCGTCTTTTATATTTTCAATTCTACCACAAGGGAGATTTTGTGATTTTATTACCCATAATTTGTCATATACGTAATTAAAATGAGGATTTTTATTATATGCTTGTTTATCAAACATGGGAACTTTTCTAGAAAATGTCACATCGAATGGATCTATATATGGATTAAAAAATCCCATGGTATTGCACCATTTTTCATCATATTGCATTAATGATTGGTAAAACGACTCCATATATTATTTTTATATTAAAAAATATGCAATACTTTGTATTATGTTCTAAATGTAATGTATTGAATAACATTAATATTCAATATATTAATTAATAAATTTCACTAAGCAAATAAAAGATTATGTTGCTTAATTGGAGTAGGCAAGACCACCCATACCAGACATAATTCTAAGAACGTTGTAGTTGGTGGCGTAAACACGGACCTTAGCAGTTTCAGTACCAGCAACAGTGTTGTTGGAAAGAACCAATTGAAGAGTGGCGTTATCAATTCTGGAGAAGTTGCAACTTCCAGATGGTTGGTGTTCTTCTGGACGAAGAGCGAAGGAGTAGACGTTGATACCGGTATCTGGGGCACGGGTGTGGTGTTGGAATGGTTGGACAACATCGAAGTAAGAACCTTCACGTTCAGAGAATCTATCTTGACCGTTAAGTTGAAGTTTGGCAACAACAACAGGGTTAAGACCCCAACAATGCATGTCAAGGGCAGTTTCACCAAGAACGAATGTGGAGGCATCACCAAGTTGTACTGACTCACTATTAGCAAGAGCAGGAGCACCCATTGTGTATGTAGTAACATTACCAGAAGTAACAGAAGACAATGCAAGCTCAGTAGAAGGAGCAAAGGCCTTCAATGTGTTTGGAAGGATATCAATGGCATCAGTGTAGTTGAATGGTTGAGCACCAAGAGCAACGTTAAGTGGTTGACCCATTCTGAAAGAGTCACAGTAGTCAACGTTAGCATCAGGTTGAACAACCCAGATAAGTTCCTTACATGGGTGGTTGAAATTCAACTTGATCTTGTTGGAAGAAGAACCAACAGATTCATCACCTGTGAATTGAAGTTGTTCAATCAAGTATTCATGAGGGTTTTGGGCCATTCTACGTCTTTCATCAGTGTCCAAGAAGACATAGTCAACGTAAAGGGAAGCAGCAACAAGAGATTTGTTGTATGAACCAGCATGCTTTAGTTCAGAACCGGCATCTCCATCAGCTTTGACAGCAAACAAACATTCATCAAGAGGACGAAGATCAAGGTTAATCTTGACTTCGTGGTATTGAAGAGCAATCAAAGGAAGAGCAAGTCCAGGGTTTCTGCAAAACCAGAATTGAAGAGGAACGTAAAGAGTAGATTCAGGAAGAGATTTACGAGGAGCACAAACATGACCTGGGGCACCGGTTTCACAAGGTGAGTCAACGGCAGCCCAATCTTTATCGACAGTGTATGTAAGAGCAGTGGTGTTACCAATCATCTTGAAGTAACCACGCTTTTGGTTTTCAGAAAGAGTAAGTTGTGTCCAGATGTGCATCCAGTCACCATATTGCTTATCGATTCTTTGACCTCCAACTTCTACTTCAACAGCAGAAACAAGTTGGTGACCAGGGAAATCTAACCAACGAGCCTTATCAGCTTCATTGGCTTCAGCAGTAACTTCAGGAAGAGTTACTTGAAGGTATGTCTTGCTGGCAAGATCACCGTTTCTGCTGACGGTACATGTGACACGTCTTCCGAAATCGGCTTGACCGTTGAATGTTTGTTCAATGGATTCCATGGAAAAGTTAGTGTATCTTCTGTAAGTGACCTTCCAGAATGTGATTTGTGGGTTACCTGTAAGGTAAACATCTTGAGCACCATAAGCTACGAGTTGCATTAATCCGCCTCCCATTTTATAATATTGCTAAAGATAAAAAATTTTTCATTAATTAATTAATTATTTAATTAATTTAAATTCAGAAAAAAACATCTCAAAATTATGAAATGTAGTAAAATGATATATCGTTATAAATATAGATATAAATATCAAAAAATATAATTATGTACACCAAATAATTAATTTTAATTATTTTAATTTAATATTATTATTCAAAAATTTTTCTAAATAATCTTCGGCAAATATCTCTTGTTTATTTTCATGTTTCTTTTTAAATATATAACAACCGTTTTTCTTTTCTACTTTCCATCCTTCTTCAATGGCATTGAATATCATGTTCTTTTTATATTTTATAATGTCTTCTTTTTTATGTTTCACTTCTTCATTTTTCATTATAATTATTAAAAATATAAGAATTGTAATAAATAAACTAGAGAGACAAATTTATTTAAAAAAATGTTGAAATAATATATAAAAATGCCAAGTTTTAAACCAAAGAATGATAAAAAGTTCTTGAAAGAAACAATAAGTATAACATTAGATGATAAGCATAAGCAATGTATAGATGAGTTTGAATATAATAAAAAAAATTTGATACCGAATTTATTAGAACAAAAAAAAACATTAAAAATAGTGTTAGAAAAAGAGAAAAAAATAGACAAAAGGTTAGAGATTTCAGATAAAATTAAAAGTATAAAAAGGGAAATAGAGGATTTACAAAATAAAGAAAAACAATATTATCTCCAAAATTCAAATACTATATTTGAATATTTTGAACATAAAAAAAATATTTGTAATGATAATGAAAAAAAGAGTTCAAAATTAGATATGTTTTTTAAAGTTAATAATAAAAATAATGATGTTGAAAATTTGAAGACAAACAATCTTGTTACAAAATACATGTCAACTATTGATGAAACACATTTTGACATTTCCAATTATACTATATCATCTGATCACTGTACATATTGTAATAATGGAGAATTAATTTTAGTTGAAGATGATGGTATTTTAATATGTAATATATGTCATTCAAATTTTCCATATCTAATAGACAATGACAAACCATCATTTAAAGAACCACCCAAGGAAATATGTTTTTATGCATATAAAAGAATAAATCATTTCAGAGAAATTTTAGCACAATTTCAAGCAAAGGAATCTACTCAGATACCAGATCAGGTTATAGAAGATTTAAAAAATCAAATCAAGAAAGAGCGTATAGATTTGATTCAATTAACAAATGCAAAAACAAAAGATATACTAAAGAAGTTAGGGTATAATAAATATTATGAACATATTCCATTCATCAAAGACCAAATAGGTATCAAACCACCTTTGATGACTCCCGAATTAGAAGAAACCCTATGTAATTTATTCACAGAAATTCAAGAACCATACGCAAAATTTTGTCCAGATGATCGTGTAAATTTCCTGAATTATTATTATACGATTTATAAATTATGTGAATTATTAGACCAAAAACAATTTTTACCATATTTTCCAATGTTGAAAGATAGAGAGAAGCGAATAGAACAAGACGAGATTTGGAAAAAAATATGTAAAGAATTACATTGGCAATTTATACCAACACTATAAATCATTTTGAAAAATAAAAATGATTTATATATTTATAGGTGTGTTTTCATTGGCAATTGAATTATCTATCGTAACTTCATTTTCACTACTTGATTCATAGGTAGAAATAGGACTCATACTACCATAAGGTATTTCAACATAATGTTGTTTATTCTTGAATTGTTTATTATCTAATAAATATCTTATTGCAAAATATGATGATATTTGTGAAGATACTAAAGATATACATGCGAGATCTACTTGTGAAACAGTTGTTGCTATTTGCAATATTTTTTTTGAACTTTGAATAAAATATATAATATTTGAATACATTTCTAATTCATTTCTCGTGAAATCGAGGATTGTATTTTTATATGGATTATATGTACTAAATGTAATTATTGGATAGGCAATATCATTTAAAAATATTTCTGAAACATTTAAAGTGATTATAAAACTACACAAACTAAAATATTTAACTGGTGTATCAATATATAATGATACAAATAAAAAATTATCCGACCATCCTATTCTAAAATATGTAGATTCACCATTATTAAATATAAAAAAACAAGAAATAAATATCGATAAAAATAACAAATTTACAAATATACATACTTTCAAAATATTTATTTTATTCATAATTACTGTTAAAATATATTTTAAATTTATTATATTTATAAATATTGTACCAATAATTATTCTCTCTACTTTAAAAAATGGGTATAAAATAAAATCATAATATATAATAATGGGAACAAAACTAACTAGAAACGAAAATACTAAATGTGAAAAAATCAAGTATGATGATTGTATTCCATTTGTACCACCTGTTAAAGAAGGAATTGTAGTGAAGGTTTATGATGGAGATACAATAACTATTGCAAGTAAAATGCCATGGAAAGATTCTCCATACTATCGGTTTTCAATTAGAATAAACGGAATAGATTGTCCTGAAATAAGGACTCAAAATGAAAATGAGAAAAAATGTGCATATATTGCTAGAGAACTACTAGAAAAGAAATTAATGAATAATATAGTTACTTTAAAAAATGTTTCATTAGAAAAATATGGAAGAATATTAGCTGATGTTTTCATAGGAGAAGAAGATATATCACAAATTTTATTGAATGAAAATCTCGCTGTTGTTTATCATGGTGGAAAAAAACAATGTCCAGAAGACTGGTACACATATTATATGCAAAACAAAGTTAACGTTTAATATATTTGATTTCAATATTATCTTTTCCAAAAGTGGTTTGTAAGTATTCAATTATTTTATCTTTTTTATTTTCATTGATAACAAAAATATCAAAAAGAATTTTGTTTTTTACTGGAAATGTATAATATGAAACATGACCTTCATCTAGTAAATATAATCCATTTATTCTATACGGATAATGATCGTGTTTCAAATATTTAATAATATTTGAATTAGAATGTTGAATTGCTGTTTGTATGAGTGTTAATATTTCTTCATTATTATATATAATATATGTATCTACATTATATATATCTATCAAAATATTATAACCATTACTTTCGCACTCCATTTTACATTGAAATAGTAAGTAAGCTTTAATATCAATTTTTATTTTTTACATTTTACAACTTTTGATGCAAAATAAACAACACCGCATACACCTACAATCACTGCTCCAATAGTTGATACATTTACACTATTTACCTTTTCAACTATAGTATCAATATTTGTAAATCCTTCGGTTTTTATTGTACTCGCATCATTTAATTCAACAATAGATACTTCATGGAAACATCTAACTACTGCTTCATCGTTTAAACCTTTCACACCTATATTGTTAATAAAATAAGTATCATGATAAGATCCGTACTTGTGTCCTTTAATTATTGCTTTTAATTCAGTCAAGGTTTTTGAATGTATAGGAATATAATCACTTTTATTACCAAATACACAAATATGTTGCAAACTACAACCAATAAATGGTATTGTGCTTCTGTAATGAATAAATGGTTGTTCCATAGGAATAAATTGATTCAAATTGAATTCACTAAGTTTCAATTGAGCATTTTGTCTAGGCATATTTGGTGAGGGTAAATATAAAAGACATTGATCTACTATTTCCGTAATCAAACCTTTATCACTTTTATTTGAAGCAGTGTCATTTACCTTAACAGGTATACATATTGCTAAACCTTGTTGTTTACCCAAACTAGATTTATGTAAAATTATGATTTCTGCATCGGCGGATTGTCCTTCAAACTTGTTTAATGAAGGTGAGTAAATTCGGACTTCATAAGCATCCATACCTTCATTATTTATAATTACAGGAGGTTCAGTAACTACATCATATTTTAAACTTAAATGATCTTCCTTATTTGCCGCAATACAATTACTTGTATGGTAATTAATTTGTAAATCACATGCATTTATACAATTACCTTGATTTTTATTACTTTTTATATTTATAGGAAATGAAGTTTCACAATTCATATATTTTATATAAATATATTTATTTGTACAAGAAAACAAATAATTGTATATTTTAAATGAATCTTTATACTTTAAGATTTTTACCTCTTATGTTAATTTTAGATTTCATTTATATATCATTTATTGGAAAAACTCTATTTGGAAAAATGATAAATGATATACAAAAATCGCAAATTAAATTTTCATATTTCGGCGCTATAATGTCATATTTATTCTTAAGTTTAGCATTTTATTATTTTATTATTTCTAAAAATGGTTCAGTATTTGATGCATTTATATTAGGAATAGTAATTTATGGAGTTTTCGATTTTACATCTATTGCATTATTTAAATCATATGATTTATTGATAGGAATTTTAGACACGTTATGGGGAGGCATACTATTTTCTTTGACTGCATTTTTATACAAAATTTCAGGACAATAAACATATTATAATTAAAAGTTAAATATAAATATAATATTCAATATATATGTTAATTTTACCACCTCAAATAAGTAAGCAAATATTGGAAATAACACCCTTATTAACAACTGTAGTAATTGCACCACATGGAATCACTGATTTAATTCATGCTGAAGAACATAATAAATTAATACAATTATCAAGAATTAATATTTTATCTTTTGCGAGCAGTATCATATTGCATTTAATTCATTTAGATGTTGTCACCAATTTTATGTTTATGACATGTAGTGCACTTCATTTTCGACATGATTTTCCAATAAAAAATAATTTAATGAAAATATTGGGAAGTTCTTTATTGGTTATAAATACAAAAATGATAGGTATAGAGTTATTTATTTTATATATGTGTTTTATCCATGTACCCAATCATTATAGGATATATGAATATCTTATAAAAGAAAACATAACCAAATCATTTATGTATATTTCATTGGTTGCAATAGTTTCAACCTCTTTACTATTTAGTGATATGTCTATTATGGAAAATGAAAATGTTTATACAATATCAAAAGCATTGATTATAAGTCATATTATTTATGAAGAAGTATACACCAAAAATAATACAACAAATATTTTTACGGTTCTCAATAACATTGTTCCATTTAATATATCTACTAATCAAATAACGTAGTATGAAATCCTGGTAATCTATGAGGGATATGTATTTTATTAATAACTTCACCAGAGGTAATATTTGTTATATATAAAAATGATTTATATGCATCATGTGAAAAGTAAAGAAAGTAATCATCATAAGGAATAATCTCTCGTACGGTTTTTCCAGGTAATTGTATTCTTACATGACTTTTGGTTTTTTTATTATATTTTATAATTGCTGGAAATTCATCCAAACAACTGCCATATAATATATCTCCTTTTCTATACAGAAAATCCATTTTCAACCCTGTATCGTGTACTTTTATTATTTTAAATTCATCAATATCAAACGTTACTTCTTTCAATCTAATATCTAATTTACCAGTACCGGTTAACCATGCTGGAAAATTATATACAAAGGACGCGTAGATTTTATGAACATTTCGATATAATCTTTTTATTTCAGCAATATGAAATATATCAGCAAATTCATCCATTCTTATTTCGTTACATGAATGGTTTTGTATATCATAAATTAACCAACCAACTTTACTATATTGATCATCAAATGGTATATCTATTATTTTTTTCATATAATCTTTTATTCTACCCATTCCTGTACTCATAATTGGAAAAATATAATACATTGAATCATCCGTTTTCTTACAATCGTGAATTAGAAACGGATATTTTTTTGGATACCAAGGAATATCTATTGTATTGTTAAATTTTATGGCATTTGTACTGGGAAAGTTGTAAGAAAATATTGTATAATTATCAGGCATATGAACGCACATTCTAGGTATAGTTTTCGACTTTCCATTGTAACATAGTTCATCATTGTTATTATACTTTAGTTTAATAGGACTACATGATTCTTCAACTGCATAATATTCGTTATTATATTTTAAAACTGCGGTATTTCTTGTACCTGATTGAACGGATTTTGTCTTAAAAATCATATGAGGTATTTTCAAAAACATTTTCATATAATCTCTCTTGATTAATTCGCTCAATGAAAATGACATTTCGTTTTTATCATTTGGAATTACAACTTCTGATATAATTGTTTCATTTTCTTTGAAAACTAAACTTGTTATATGACCAACTCCATCAAAATGAGAAAAATATTTTTTATTTTCTTTTGGTCCATTTAACATAAGTTTTTTACCCCATAAAGATTTTGGTACATTTGTTTTGATAATCCATGTATAAATTATACATGCGTATGAAAATACCAAAATAATTTTTATCATATATAAATACAATAAATATTTTTAATTAATATTTATTGTATTTAAATAAAGGTTAATGGTTATATTGATTTTAATTCAAAAATTGAAATTTATGTTAAACAATAATTTTACATAAATATTGAATGGAAACAATCCTTATTTTTGCATTATGTTTTATTGGAATAATGATTATATGCATTTGCACTTGTAATGCACAAGCAAAATATAGTGATAAATATGAAACTTCTTCAGATGATACTTCTTCAGTTGGTTCTTCTTCTGTTGAAACTTATATTATGACTGATTGTGCTTCTGAATCATCACAAGTTTAATGAATATTTATAGAACTATAATTCATATTTGTAAAACCATCTGTTACACATTGTAATTTATTTGTATCAAAGATTTTACCATCACCACACACTTCATTTAAATCAGAAGCGTTACATTTTGAAATAGCATCTTTAACGATACTTATATCTTTTGTAGAAGATACTACTTCATCACCTACCATGTATTTTGCTACATGTCTACTAGTTGTAGGATTTGTGTTATCAAATTGCCAATCATATTCATCAAAATTATTCTGATTTCTTTGTCTGATATCAGCACTCCATAATAGGGCATACATGAGTGATAATACTATTATTATTGGTATTATAATTGACATGATAGATTGTGCAGATTGAGGCATAATAGAAAAAAATCTACTATAAATAACTACTAATAACACATTTATTAACACTATAAAAAAGAACCAAAACATATATCTACTCCATGCTTGATAATATTTTTTATAATAGTTAACTGTACTTAATTCACGTTTTTCATAATGTTCATTACTATCCATATACTATAAATAAATATTAAATGAAAACAATAATTATAAATTTTCATTTAATTTTTGCTAAATTATTTGTATAATCTTAATCCTATTATAACAACAATTACGGATGCTAGAGTCCATGCGACATAATGATATCTATATCTACCCATATCTGTTAATGAAGAATTTTTTTGTTGTTCTAAATGCAAAAGTCGTTCTCTTTTATGTAATTCATCTTTTTCATGATTTAAATATTCATCAACTAAACTTTTTAAGTTTGCGTAATCAGGAAATTCTAACTTGTTATCATAACATTTTGCATATCCAATTTCATCATATGTATTATCATTATTTTTGTATGCATCTCGTTCACATGTTTTTGATAAATCACCACCATCAACACTGGACATATAAGTATCTACTAATTTTTTTAAATGTTCATTTTCATGTATTTTTCTATCATAATACTCTGTCATTTATATATAAAATTTATATTATTTATTTAAACATATTCTATAATAATTTGATACAACTGCATTTTTACTTGGTCTTATTATTTTACATATTTGTCCAGGTTTCATACAAATAACTTGTGCTACAGGATCAAACCTAGATATTTCAGGAATATCTGCATTACTCCTAATATTATATTTTTCTCTAAATTTATTTTCTTCTTCACTATTCAATATTATATGTTCAGGTACAAATTGATGATCTAAAATATTATATTGTAATCTTGTTAAATTTACAACACTTATTAAATATTCTTTTTGTTCCCATATATGTTTTAAATGACTTTTACAACTATCGTTTGGGTCACAATTTGCTATAATAATTAAACAATCATTTGTATTCAATAAGTTTTCCATCTCAAATAAATCATCCTTCATATCATTAATATTATTTTTTTGGATGTTCTTCGTTTTCTGACAATTATCGTAAAAATTTATATAAACCTTACTAGAGTCATCATTTTTAGTTATTAACATATCTAATTGATTTGTAAGAACCATTTGATTCAATTCCATTGTCGAAAAATTTTGATAATTTTTAACATTGTAATCTAATCTTCCTAAAATGTTTAATATATTTTTACGAGCTTTATATATTTGCATTAATGATTCTATATCATTTTCATAACAGGTTGAATTTTCTATAATTTTCTTTTTTCCTTCAGTCATCATATCTATATTGTAATATGTTTATATTATTTCAATTTTATTCGATATTAATTCCTTTTATTTCACCTTCTTCGTTATTTGTTTCCACATTTTTATTTTTTTCCTCTTCATTTTGAATTAAAATACTTTTATCATTATTTGTATTTACTTCTTGCTTCAGTTTTTGTAATTTTTGAAAATCTATATTTTCTACATATCCATCATCTGGTGGTGGAGGAGTATCAGGTGTTGTTGGTTGGAATGCATCTGGTGGTGGAGGAGTATCAGGTGTTGTTGGTTGGAATACATCTGGTGGTGGAGGAGTATCAGGTGTTGTTGGTTCGTATATAATTACCGGTGGTGGATTTTCAGGTGTTGTTGGTTGAATAATTTCTTTTTCTAAATTAGGTATTATGTTTGTATAATCAACAAAAGGATAAAATGGTAAAACTTCTCCAAAATTATATTTTATTTCATTATACATCTCATTAATATCTTTATATGGAGCATCAATATTGATTTCTTCCTCAACTTCATTTATTATTTCTTCTTCGTCTTCGTCTTCAGATTCTTCTTCTAGGTCTTCTAATGGTAATTTTATTGATGAAAATGCAATATTTACGTCCTTTTTACTGTTTACAAATGAATTTATACTTTCCATAAAATTATTTTGCTTGCTATTGTATTTTATATTATTCAATTGATCTATATTGTCTTCGGTAATTATTCTCATATCTATATTCATTGCTCTTAATTCATGCATCAATAATTTCAAACAATATGGAATATTCACAATACTAAAAGATTTCCCATATTTAGAAATTGTTTTTATCTCACTTAATTTATCATCATTTTGCCATTCTGTAATACGTTGTTTTAAATCATAACTTCCATTAACCAAAGGACTATAAAAGTTATCACTTATGGAATCATATATTGCCATAGTTCCAGTGTAATTACAAATAGCAATATTATATTCATCACCACGTTTCATAAATGAATCTTTCAAGAATGAAGTCATACCATGAGAAATAACACCATCACGTTCCATTTCTCCTATTCTGAGACCACCACCACTTGCTCTCCCTTGAACCGTTTGATGAGTCAATATATTTCTATCTCCCATATTACTACGTGAAAATATCTTATCTTTTACCATATGTTTCAATCTCATATAATAAGTAGGACCTATAAATATACTAGATTCTAATTGATTACCTGTAATACCATCATACATCACCTCATTTCCAGAAGAATGGAAACCTAGGTTTGTTAATACTTCACCATACTTTTCAACTATATTCTTGTTAGACTTTTCAATATTTTGAAATGGAGTACATTCCCCAAATACACCTATCTCATTACAACATTTTCCATATATTACTTCAATTAATTGACCAATTGTCATTCTAGATGGTATAGCATGAGGATTAATTATTAAATCAGGTTTAACGCCATTGGCGGTAAAAGGCATATCTGATTCAGGAATTACTAATCCAATCATTCCTTTTTGTCCCGCCCGACTCGCCATTTTATCTCCAATTGTTGGGATACGTTCATCTCTTACTCTCACTTTTGCAACACGATATCCTTTCTCTCCGTTTGTTATAAATGTTTTATCAACAAATCCTAATTGTCCTATTTTTGGAGTGATAGATTTATCAACAATAACTTTATCATTTACATTTGTCATACCTATAACTACTGTATTATCGGTTAATGGTACATTTTCTTGTATTAATCCATTATCATCTAATTTACTATAATCCCATTCCGCCACTTTCTTATTTTTTATATCCATATTAAATACATTTTGAATTATAGTATCAGATTCTTTATTTGAAACTTCAGAACTCTCTTCATGACCTTCATAGAGAGAATAGTAAGTTGTATGAAATAAACCTCTTTTTACTGAACCTTCATTGATTAAAATTGCATCTTCCACATTATATCCATTTAAAGACATAATTGCAACAATTGTGTTTACACCATAAGCATGCTCATCATTACATATGTATTTCATATATCTACTTTTAATAAGAGGAATTTGTCCATAATTCAAATTTAATCCTCCATCTATACGATTTGTAAAATTCGAATTATATTGAGAAACTGCCTGTTTAGTTTGTCCACATGAAAATAAGTTTCTTGGTAATTGATTATGTTCAGGAAATATAACTTGATTTCCAAGAATACCAAACATTAGTGAAGGTTCAACTTCTAAATGAGTATAATTCTTACCATAAAAATCTTTTGGTTTCATACATATGTAAGAATCCTCTATTTCAGAAGAATCCAATAAATCAATATATTCTATAATGGAATCTTCTTTATTTGACTCACTCAACCATGGTAATTTATTTTTCATTATTTTATCTTTTGTTTTATCAAAGAAAATACTTACGTCATCATTTACTTTGTAATAAAGAGGTCTCAATAATCTACCACTATCAGTATAAATATAAATGATATTTAATTTTATGTGAAATGTTATACTGATTGACTTGACAATTTCCATTGGAAAATCTATGAAATTCTCTCCGTTTTTTCCTTTTATCTTTCCCTCTCTTCTTTTGTTTTTCAAATCAACTATTAATTCACATGGTTCATCAGTTATTGCAACCCATGCACCATTTATAAATATTTTTGTTTTATTGTTCAATTGTTTTGGTTCTAGTAATTCAATTGGAGTCAATTTCTTTGAATATGTATCAAATAACCAGTTCTTTATTTTAGTACCCGAAATGTTATTCGAAATATGAGTCATTATAGACAAATGTTTATGAGTTCCAACATCACCACCGTCAGGAGTGTCGACAGGATCAATCATCCCAAATTGAGAACTATGTAATAAACGAGGTTCTACTACTTTTGCACTAGAACTTAAATTCAAATTTAATTTTCTCAATTGCGCAATATGAGAATTAAAAGACAAACGGTTTAAACTTTGAATGATTCCTTCTCTCTTTGTGTGTTTACTTCCTCCCCAATTTCCTTTGAATGCCTTTTTAATACCGTCTTCAACTATACCCCATACCTTCCTATCATATAGAAATGTATCGAAATATTCAGATATGATTTTTTCAGTATTTTTTACTGTAAATTTACTCTGAGATAAATCTATTTTTTTAAATTTCAATTTAGCATCTATACTTTTTCTAATATTATTGAATTGTGATTTATAATATTCTTGAAATAACATACTCATCATGGGACCTATTAATTCTACACGTTTACATTTGAAATTGTCTCTATCTACTGGTTGGATAACACCTTTGGATGTTTTTAATAATTGAAATGCCATATTACCTAAAAACAGTGCCTTAGATTTAAAATTGTCTTCTCCAATATTCGGTAACAAATAATTCATAAGAATATCAGTCATAACTGTTCCAGGTTTAGTATATATATTTATAAATTCCATCGCACTTTTTTGATCAAAAATTACAGATGCATCATGAACTGATGGAATAAATAAATCTAAATACTCTTTATTTTTATCTATATCCAATAAAGAATATTCTATTATTTCTTTATCTGAAAGAATTCCTAGTGCACGCATTAATATAAAAAAAGGAATAGGTACACGAACATTTGGAATTTCCACAATGATTTGATGATTATAGTATTGTATAGAAGATGCTACTAAGTGCATTTTCATTGTTCGTTTCGGTTTTGATGAATCTTCAGATACTGTTTTTATTGCAGCAGAATATAAAAATTTTTCATCATAACTTTTACTTATATTTACTAAGTTATCAGCAAATGTTTCTTGTGGAATAAAACATTTTTCTTTGCCATCTATTATAAAATATCCTCCCTTGTCATTCTTACATTCACCCATATTAAATCTCACTTCTCTCGGTAAATTCTTCAATACACAAAAATCAGAATGTAACATGATAGGAATCTTACCTAAAAATACCTTTTCGTAAACCATTTCTTCACTATCATCTGTATCTTTCATTTTTATTAATACATCATAATGAATAGATATAGCATACGTGAAATTTTTCAATCTCGCTTCATTAGGGAACATATAATGATTGTTCTCCTTTTCATTCACAACAGGATGACTATAATATATACGAGAACCATCAATACCACCCATATACAAATCCATTTCATAATCATATTCATCGCCATTTTTTTCTTTTCTTATTTGAATAGGATTTGTTTCATTAAATATTTGTTGAATACTACTTTGTGAATAACCAGTTGTAGAAAAAAATTCATTATATGATTTTATATGATGTTGAACCAATGCTAAATAATTATCTTGAAAATAACGATCTATTATTTTCCATGAACAAGTATGTAAACTTTCCATTATACTATAATATGATTAATATATTTATATATTGAACTTTTATAATTGATTATCATTAGTTAAAAATAATCAATTATACACTAAATATTTTTGATAACTTACATATCATCACCTAAATATTCATCTTCAGTACCAAATAAAAAAACAACTAAAAATGCTGCTATAAAAGGTAATAATACTAAAACCCATGAGATTATCTTATATCCAGCACCACAAATTAGACTTAATACCCAAGTCCAAAACAAAATGTATACAAGATTCAATAATAGAACAAATGTTACATTTGGAACAATGCATGAATATTTTCCTACACATAATTTAGTTGTGTTTTCAACATTTTGAATAGTAAGTATTATAAGTGCAAACAATGATATTACTAAATATATCATTGCAGGAGTACATATTTTTTTGAAAGTTTTCATCAAACCCATTATACTATAAATTAATATTTTATTTATCCCACAGTAAAATAATAAAAATTATTATGATTAATGTTATTATAATAGGATAAGGGAACCAAATATTGACTGGAGAGTGATGTTGAGGTTGTTCTGTACCATCCATTAAATTATAAAATGCATGAAATACATAAAAAATATCCCTAAAAAAGTTTGTTAAACTAGGAAATAATTCAGTTAAATCACCGCGGATTATAATTGTAACAAGTAATGCTAATAAAAAAATACTTATAAAACTAATTGGACCGTTCATTATACATATAATTTTATTTTATTTTTACGTTCTAAATATTTACTTTTTATTTCTTGTTTTTCTCCCATATTTACAATGTTGTTTTTGCGAAAATCCTTTTGGGTTTTTACAGTTTATTGATTTTTTATATTTGTCAGACCATTTTCTTGTTTTATTTTTTTTTAATTGTTTTTTATTCACAAATTTGGGTTTGTTGTACATATTATATATAAATATAATTATTCTATGTCGACATGTGTTAACATTCCTGTTCTACAACATTGACGTTTTATTCCTAATTCGTCTAATATATTTCCTTCAATTGATTTTTGTGTATTTTGTAAAGTGAAATACTCAGTATTCTCTAAATCAGATTTTTTCAAATTTTCTAATTTTTTTGATAGAACTTTCTCTTTATAATATCTGTACTTATCAGCAAGTACCATACCACATGTCACACATTTAATTGGAATCAACATTATATATATATAATCATAATATGTTTGTTTAAATCAATTTTATTAAAAATTTTAATAATCTGAAGTTACCATTTTGTTTTTTTTACATGTATACGTGGACCAGAACTCTTTTTTCTTGAAGAATTTGGATCATACGGTTCATCGTCGTCAGATCCGATATTTGCTGAAAGTTCCCAAAATTCTTTTGATCCCAATTTGAAATCACCATGAGGACTCGCCTTATACCAAAATATTTGATCTTGCAATTTATTTGATTTTGCATTGTTATTAATTACTAAACATTCATAATTTTCTGTACATTGATCCATGACTTGACAAAATGACTCAAATGTTGGAAACATACCAGCGTAATTTTCATATATACGTTTACGATTTGCAATGTACGGTTCACGTAAAATAAATACATAATCAATATTTGTTCTTAAATTTGGAGGAATACCTAAAGGATATTGCATTGTAATAATTAACATTACTTTCCAATGACGACCATTCATGAATAATAATCTCATCATTTTATCTTTAGTCCAACTTGCATCATACAAACAATCATCTAATATAGCGAAAGTTCGTGGATCAATATTAGATCTTTTATATGCCTCTTTTTCCTTTTTTATCTCTTTTAATACTTGTCTTTGACGTTTCATAACATTTTCAATAATACCTGTATTGTATTCATCATGAATAAATAATTTAGGTACATGTGTAGAATAAAATCCATTTCCTTCTTCAGTTCCTGAAATAACTGTGCCTATAGGGATATCTTGGTGGTAATATAATAAATCACGGACTAAAAAACTCTTACCTGTATCTCTCCTTCCTATTAAAACAACTACAGGTCCTTTATTCTCATCTGGTCTAAATGAAATATGTTTCATATCAAATTTTTTCAATTGTAAAGTCATAAAATAGTATTAGAACATTTTATATTTTAAAAAACGCGAAATTAGTTTAATTCACTCTAAATTTATATTTAGAAAGACAAATGAATCCCAATATTTTAGATAATAATTTTCAGGAAAATAAAATAAAAAATATTCAAATTGATGAAGATATTTCTAATACTCAAAATTTTGTACCAATATATAAAGAATTTTTAGACATCAATGCAGAAAATTGTGAGTTAGTCAAATTTGAAACAAATTACACTATTGAAAAATTTATAGAAGTAGATTATTCATTTATGAAATGTACGATTAATGGAAAAGATAAGGATATATTTTGTAAATATGCACCTATTATAGATCCTATTAGATATATGATGGGTAAATATACTAATGTAAATGAATTGTATTTACCGAATTCAGAAAGCAAAACAGATACAAAATATGATGAAAAAATTAATCGATTAAATAATTGTGCATACATTGATGGATTATTTACATATTTGTCTTCTGTTTTACACAAAAAGGGATTTAAAAATTGTATTGAATTTTACGGGATGAATATGGCAAAACACCACAATTATAAAATTAATGTTGCTGATGAAATAGAATTTTTAGATAAATCCTCATTCTTTCATAATAATTTAGATAAATTGTTTTTTATTGATGATTCTATATTTGAAACGTCTTCCACTGAAAGTGGGAAAAATAAGAAAAATCCTATAGAAATCATCGAAGAAGAAGATGTTGATATCAAATATGATGTTATGAATCATGATGACTCAATGGAAATATTAACATTGGAGTCGTCCTTAGAAGAGATTAATATTACTAGTGCTGAACTTAATGATTGTATCAAACTGAAAGAAGAGAGTGATGACGACGACGACGATGATGATGATGATGATGAGGATGAGGATGACGATGATGATGACGATAAGAATTATGATGCTGATTCAGACACTAATGAACCAGAATCAGAGTCACAATCCGACGAAAAAAATGATTCATCTTCCGTAAATAGTGATGATGAAAGTGAAATATCAACTATTGAATCCATCATTAAAGATTTTCCTGTATTGATGATATATATGGAAAAATGTGATTATACATTAGATTTTTTAATTGAAAATGAAGAAATATCAATTCATGAATGGTGTGCGTATTTGATGCAAATTATTATGACATTAATATTATATCAAAAAGCATTTAATTTTACTCACAATGATTTACATGCTAGTAATGTAATGTATACGGAAACTGAAGAAGTTTATTTGTATTATAAATTTGATGGAGTATTATACAGAGTACCTACGTACAATAAGATTTTTAAAATTATTGATTTTGGTAGATCAATCTACAATGTAAAAGATAAATTATTTTATAGTGACAATTTTTTGAAAGATGAAGACGCATATACACAATACAATTTTGGACCAATTTATGATAGCAATAAGGTTCTTATAGAAAATAATTTTAGTTTTGATTTATCGAGATTAGGTTGTTCGTTATATGATTATTTTAAAGAAGAGGATTTTGAAAATCAACAAGATGCAAATGAATTGATTGAATTAGTTTCCAAATGGTGTAGTGATGATAATAAGAAAAATTTACTGTATACAAATAAAGGTGAAGAACGATTTCCTGATTTTAAATTATATAGAATGATTGCAAAAAATGTTCATCATTGCGTTCCACATGAAGAATTGAAAAATCCCTTATTTCAACAATTCAAAATGAATAATGTAGATAGTTCTTTTTACATTGAAGATTTCATTATGAACATTGATGAAATAAATAAAAATTAAATTTTATAATCTATATTTTATAAAATTTAAATATTTAAAATTTAACCTAGAGCAGGAAATCCTACCAAGTTAGCACCAATACCGAATCCGGCACCAGTTCTGGCGGATACAGCAATAGATGGAACAAAAGCATCCAAGATACTAAATGTAGCAGCAGCAGTTAAAGAGATCAAAGCAATTTCATCTAATGTCAATGGTTTCTTTGGAATTAAACAAGCAGCGAGACCAACCATAATACCTTCTACTAAATATTTAATTGCGCGTCTAAGTAATTCTCCTAAATCGAACATATTTGTCATTATATATTTATTATAGAGAATTTATTATTTTATTAAAATTATTTATTTATGCTTAATTTAACTTAAATAATTAATTTTATTTATATAAAATGAGTTTGTCAAAAGAAACAGCAGTACTTTCAGATGCATTAGACGAAGATAAACCTGTAGCAAATCAAAAATTTGTTTGTCTATCCTTTTTGTCTCCAGAAAAGATTATAAAAGAGAAAAAAATGTTTTTCTTCGATCAATTCGTCAAAACATTTGAATATACTAAATCCGTTGAATTATACAACAATTTTATAGGATATATTTCTTATAAATACAACCTAAATAGTCTTGAAGTTCAAAATGATTTGAAAGAATTCATCAATAAGGAAAAGGAAAAGTTACAAAGTGTAAGTGTAGAGGATGATTTTAAAAACTTTATTGATAATAACGAAGAGAGATTGCAGGAAAAATTTGATATTGAACATCAGTTCAAAACAAATACAAGAGGAATTAAAATTAGAGGTTCTTATAATGCTCAAGGAGAAGCAGAAATGAGAGCAAAAATGCTCAGAGAAAGTGATCCTGCACATGATGTATATGTAGGACAAGTCGGTGTATGGATGCCATTTGATCCAGATGCTTATAAGACTGGAAAGGTTGAATATTTAGAAAATGAATTAAATGAACTTATGCATGAGAAGAATAAAAATGAAGAAAGTGCTAAGGTTGAATTCGATAATCGTGTTAAGGAAGCAAAGAAAAAGGCGATTGAAGATAATGTTAAGAAAGCAGAAGAAAGTGGAAATACATTAAGTCAAATAATGGATGAAAGTGGAAATTTGGTTAATTTGAGAGCAGTTGATTATGATGCTATTCCTGATGAAGATGTTATAATGGATCCATCCAATGACCTTAAGAATGAAATTTTCAAGAAATCTAATATTCCAACATCCGATAAATAAATATGAAACTATTTAAATATTATAAGTAATTAATATTAATGTGGAAAACTTTAATACTAATTAGTTGCTATTTTTTTCTTTGTAAAAAATATTCTGATCATAAAAAACATTTGATAAAAATTAGAAAGATTAATGAAACTTCTTTGGGAAATCAATTCAGTACTTATGATGAATACTTTAATTTAGTTGATTATGATAATTATTATAGGGTTCCTCTATGAGGAATCTGATTTATTCAATGTTATTAGTGTGTACATTTTAGGTTCAGTAGGTTCATTAGTTTTTTCTTGTTTTTTTTCTTGGTTTACTTCTTGTCCTTCTTCTCCTATTAGTTCTGGGTTTTGGTTTATATATTCATTTTTTTTTATATCAGAATCATAATCAACAACAGCAGCATCAGCATCATCACTAGCAGTAGTATCATCATCCCTTACACGACCACCACCACCTGCAGAATGGAATAATTCCATAAAATTTTTTTTCTCTAAAATTATTTCTTTACCATTATCATCTTTTGTTACATCATCTACTTGTAAAGTAACTTTACCTATACCATCTGTGTTACTATAACTTATTATTCTTAATGAATGATTATAAGTTGAATATTTTTTATCTCCATCATTTTTTAAAGAAACTCTAATTCCTTCTGGTAAATTTGTAAAGAAAGTTTCTCCTGTAGTAGTATTTAATCCATCTATATTATCGAATGTTAATTTAATATAATCCGTCCAACTCATATAAACATCTTGGAATGTATCATTATCTTCTGACATTATTGTACCTTCTTTATCTACATTTATAAACGTGTCTTCAACTTTAACTTCTACATATGTATTTTCATCTTTCCACCAATCATCACTGGAAGTTGTATCTTTTGTACATAGTTTCAATTGTTCTTGTGTTAATAATTGATGTGCAACTTCTCCTCCATATTGTATACCACCAGTTTGATTGTTAATATTCATACACTTCAACATGTCATCTTTTTTAATTCCTTCACCTTTTTGTTTATTGATCCATTCTTTTACACCTTCTTCATTATTAATACTACACGGAATATCAGAAAATAATTTTACACAATCATGTAAACTCTTATCTTTAAATTTCATATCTATATCTTTTATGTTATTCACTTCTTCTTTAAGAATTATTGCATTTGATATGGGTTCTCTATTTTCATGTTGTAATGAATAAAGTTTATTATTATTATCTTTATATACATTACAAAGTTTGTAATAATCCTTTTTTTCATCATCTATTAATTGTATTTCCCTAGATAGTTGTAATTGATCATATCTATCTGAATAAAAAGGTAAATGTATTGTTTCAAATCCATCATCTGATTCTTGTGTTTTTGATTGTGCATCATCCTCTGCCATATTATATAACAATAATATTAAATTTAAATATTATACTTAATATTATTTATTTCAATCTTCATCACTATAACAATATGGTTCTTCAGTCAATTCGGATTCTAAATCAAATTCATCTTCATCATCATCCTCATCATCTTCATCATCATCATCCTCTTCTTCCTCTTCATAATCTTCAACATCATCCTCAATTTCTTCTTTATCAACTACAAATCCATCTTTTAAATACCCATCTTTTGTCTTCATTTCTGCAGGGATGTTATCCAATTCATCCTCTTCATTTTCATCTTCTTCAATTGTATCCAATAAACTTTCAAATCCTCCAAATAAATGCTCATATATTTTTATCCAATCCTCTTTTGATAATGAAGACAATTCTTCTTCTTTTGTATGATTTACTAATAAACAATTACCAAAATATAATTCATTATCAACTGGAGGAGGAAAATCATATTTACACTCTGTATTTGCTCTACCTTTATCTTTCGCATATAAACTTACAATATATTCCTTCTTACTGATATTTACTCCCCATTTACATCTATATTCAAAATTATTTGTATTTTTAAGAGAACATTTCTTACTGAAATGCTCTATAGTATCTTCTTTCAAAGTAACTTCTGTCAAATCACCGTTTTTTTCAACAATTACTCCTATCATTATAAATTATATAAACAATAAGTTTAAATACTTTGTTATATATATTATTATCATGCGAATATACATTGATAATATTAATATGAACAAGATAAATACATCTAAGATTGCTAAATATTTGCTAAAAAAAGATAAATTAAAAGAAATATATTCCGATGAAGGATTTTTCCGAGTAAAAAACGAATATTTATGTAAAAAAATTACTGTTGATGATGGTGAGATAATTCCTATAACTAATTACATAGATGACATGAATATCATCATTGACAAAAGTTTCATTTATACTTCAAAAGAAGTTGTATCTCATATTCCATATAACCATATTGCACTTGATGTATATAAATATGAATATAAAGAATCACCGGAATCACCCGTTTCGTTTTTAATCGAAACTGATCTCGAAAACAATATTCAAAATTCTTATTATATGCTAACAAATAAACATGCAGCATATAGTGATGCTGATATCATTAATCCATTCACAAAAGAGTCAATTCTATTTTTCCATAAACTTATTTTTGAATAATAAATATTAAATACAAATTCATTATATAATTATAAATGAGTTTGTTTCCTCAAAGCAATCCTTTTCTCAATGGTCATTTACCTTTGTTCGAACAAATTATCATTGAAAAACATGGATATGATACTATTCGTCAACAAATTGATGCTCAAAAAATAAAATTTAAAGAATTTGAAAACGATCTCAACAAAACTACATATAATTTTAGCGAAATATTTGATCGTCTTGAAGTTATTGATTACCCCCTATCCAAAACTTTTGGAATAATAACCCATCTATCTGGTGTTGACGATTCAAAGGATCTGAGAGAGATAAAAGATAAATTCCGAAATGAACTTGTTGAATTAGGTAAGATGTCTAGTCATTCAACAAAATTATATGACGCTATTACAAAAATAGACACACAAGACGAACATGAGTTACGAGAAAAGAAAATGACAATTGAATCAATGGAAAGAGGAGGTGTTAATTTAAGTGATGAGAAAAAGGAGAGATTAACAGAAGTGGATAAATATATTTCAAAATTAACAACAAAATTAAGTGAAAATGTTCTAGATAGTACAAAAGCATTTAAGTTAACAATTGAAGATAAAAAAATTATGGAATCTCTACCTAAATGGGCAAAAGAGTTGTGGTGTCCAGAAAATCCTATTGATGGACCTTGGGTAATTGGATTAAATGGACCATCATTAACAGCAGCACTTCAACATATTCCCGATCAATCTATACGAAAGGAAATCTATATGGCATATATTTCTCGTGCTGGAGAGAATGAAGAAATAATAAAATCAATAATGGATAACATGTTGGAAAAATCAAATATTTTAGGTTTCGAAACTTATACACAATTATCCTTATCAACTAAAATGGCAGAAAATGAAGAAACAGTTTTAAAATTATTGAATGATTTACAGGAAAAGTCTTTACCATATGCTGTTGATGAATATAAAGAAATAGAAGAATACGCACGAAATCATGGAAATAATTTGGAACCTTGGGATATATCATTCTGGTCGGAACGCATGCGTGAAGAAAAATTTAAATTAAAAGAAGAAGACACAAAACCATATTTATCCTTAGATAATGTATTAAAAGAAATGTTTGCTATAGCAAATAGGTTGTTTGGTATTCGTATTGAAGAAAGTTCTGAAAAGATTGAAGTCTGGCATAAAGATGTTCGCTTTTATAATGTATATGATGAAAATGAGGACAAATGTGAATTAATAGCAGGATTTTATTTAGACCCATATGCAAGGGTTGAAACAAAACGTGGAGGCGCCTGGATGGATTCATGTATTGAAAAAAGTAGAGCAATGAATCATTTTATACCTATTGCATATTTGATATGTAATGGTAGTCCACCAGCGAAAGATAAACCTTCTCTATTGAGTTTTTCTGAAGTGGAAACTTTATTTCACGAATTTGGACATGGGTTACAACATATGCTAACGAAAGTAATTATAAATGGAATATCTGGAATAAATGGAATTGAATGGGATGCTGTAGAACTACCGAGTCAATTCATGGAGAATTGGTGTTATGATAAAGAAACTCTTGATAATATGGCAATTCATTATCTTACTGGAGAAAAAATGCCTTCAGAAATATATGACAATTTGATTCAACAAAAAAATTATTGTGCTGGTATGGGAATGATGCGTCAAATTTCGTTTTCAAAATTGGATCTTTATCTATATTCAAATTGGAAAAAAATAAAAGAAAAAAATATATCCATTTGGGATATTCAAAAGCAAATATTTACAGAATGTTGTCCATATAGACAATACTTAGAAGAAGATAAATTTTTATGTTCTTTTCAGCATATTTTTTCTGGATATAGTGCTGGATATTATAGTTATAAATGGGCAGAAGTTATGTCCGCTGATAGTTTCGCTATGTTTGAAGAAAACCCTCAGAAACAAAGAGAAATAGGTCTTAAATTTAAAAATACAGTATTAGCAAATGGAGGTTCAAAACCAGCAATGGATACATTCATTCAATTCAGAGGAAGAGTTCCAAGTGTGAAACCATTACTTCGTCATAATAAATTATGTTAACTTTCTATATTGTTATGTTTTTCACTTTTCGATTACTTATAAAACACACACTTCCGACCTTTTCCGCCCTTCTCACATTTTTTAAGGGAGTATAATTTATTTTCAAATTTTTCAAATTTCTATATTTTGTATGACTCTTGCATATTGATGCTGCATATTGAATTACATCAGATGATGGGTTTTTATTTTCAACTACAACATGACATGATGGAAACGACTTCAAATGGAACCATAGATATTCTGAATTCATTTCTAAAAGATTCCAATTTTCTTCGGCATTTTCACCAACATGTATATTAATATCATGTTCATTTATTATTTTCATTATGATTATAAAAGTATATATATTATATTTATATAATCAATTTTCTAATGATATTTCTTTCGCTAAAGAAGATATGATCTTTTTATTCTCTCTAGGTTCTTTTAAAATTTCACTTGCAGTTTGAACATATAATTCTGGATCATCTTCTATCGTATCTAAACTTTTTATACTTTTTACTGATAATTTATCTAATGCATCTATTAATTTAGGTTTATTGCTATCTTCTTTTTCCCATTTGTCTTGATCTTTTATATAAATTGTTTCTTTTTTTATGTCACTGCAATGCATAGGACGTTTCACAATATCTAGTGAATTTAATTTATCAATGAGGATATTTGACATACCTTTGGTTTGACCCTCTGTTCCGAGTTTTGTCATGTCTTCAATACTTAATTGGATGGATTCTATAAAATCCGTTATATTCATAGCATCTTTACATTGTTCATTCAAAAATATGTTGATATTGAAATTTTGATTATTTGTAGTATTATGAGGTTGAAGTACAGGCACTAATTCCGTCATCATTTCCTTCACTAATGGGAATAAATGATTATATGCATCTTGTTTTACCTTCAATTCCATTTCTTTTTCCTTCAATTCCATTTCTTTTTCAGTTTTATAATTGCATTTTTTCTTATGAATATGTAGACTTTGTCTGTGTTTATATTCTTTTCCACATTCGCACGTATATGGATTGGGGTTTTTTGGCGTTTTTACGTCAACATTTGTCAACATTTTATGTTTACGTGTGGATAAATGTCTATTAAAATCTTTTTTATTAAAGCATTTGAAATCACAAATTTCACATAAAAATGGCGTGGGGTTTTTTTGGGTTTTATTTGTCAACATTTGTCAATATATATATACTGACATAAAAAACCCCTAAATTCTTTTTCTCAAAAAATTAAAAAAATTATGCTAACAAAAAAATTTACAAAAATCCAAATTTAGACCATTATGGTCACAATCACTTTTTTTACTTTTTTTTCAAATTTATTTTCAGAAATTTCAAAATTAAAAAATGATTTTTGAAATTTTTCATTGAAGAATTTATTTTTAAAATAAAATTAGAAAGTTCAAATATTATAAGACAACTAATTATATTGAGTAGAATTTGTATTAGAATATTCATCATCTTCATCTCTATGTGTAATAAAAATAATTAAAAGTATGACAAAAATGGATAAAATACATATAATTGAAACTATTTGACCAACTCTTAAGCAAAAAGAAGGTTTTTTTACAGGTCTAGGAAAATCAATATATATTAAACTTGGATTAGATAATTTAGCATCAGTTATATATATTATATTAGAGTTAACTGATTCACTCACAGGTAAGTCTTCAGTTGTTTCTTCATTTATTGGTAAATTATTATTTTCTTCCATACTTATATTTATAATTTATTTGTAATACGTTTTTGTTTTTAAAATAATTTGTACTAAATAGTATGTATGAATATTTATATGTATTAGTTATTTCATTAGTTTTTATATATTTAGTGCATTATACATATGAACAAATAAAAGAATCTATTACTTATTGTAGTCATCACGAATGTTATCAAAATTATGTGGATGTAGGTACTATTTTGAAAGAAACTTCCAAATCCGAAGATAAAACGGATGAAACAGAAAATATAGAGAACGCATAATCAATTAATAATGGTACTTGAAGATAAAACGGATGAAACAGAAAATATAGAGAACGCATAATCAATTAATAATGGTACTTGAAGATAAAACGGATGAAACAGAAAATCCCAATACATAATGAATTAATAATGGACTTAAAGGTATATTCACATGTGTATATAATGAGTGATAATGCTTTAAAAACTTTTCCGCCTATCAAACTTTCATATGAACCATTACTTCATAAAAAAGTTTATAATCTTTTTATAGCAATTCCAACAGGAAAGAAGTATTTTATATGGTTCACATATGACACTACAAACACATGTTATCTAGTAGAAGTAAATACAAAGACAAAACAACCAGTTCGTGCAGAAAAAATAACTGTTATATATGATAAATTACTTTGTGGAACAGTTTTATATGGAACTCTTATTCAATATAAAAATGTGAAATATTTTGCCACAGAGAATATACATTATTATAGTGGAAAAAATATAGAGGATATTCCTTATTTTAAAAAACTTAATATTTTCAAAGAAATATTTGAAACAAAATTATCGATGAAAATTTATTGTAAAAACGATGTGAGTATTGGGTTATGTTATATGACGAATGATAAGAATGAAATGCTTAAACAAATAGACTATTTATATTATAATGTATATGGTATTTTACAAAGAATGAACAGTAATAATTCTTCATATATGATGCCTTTAATGAAAAAAGATAATGAACAGCGTGTTATATTCACTATATGTGCAGATGTAATTAATGATATATATCATTTATATTATCATAATTTTGATAAGGGATTAACTTTTCACCAGTCTGCTTATATTCCTGATTATAAAACAAGTGTTATGATGAATAATTATTTCAGGATTATAAAAGAAAATCAAAATCTTGACAGTTTAGAAGAAAGTGATGATGAAGATGAATTCGAAAATATTGAAGAAGATAAATATGTATATTTGGATAGAAAAATGAATTTTGAATGTATCTATAATAAGCGATTTAAGAAATGGGTTCCAATAAAGCGAACTCATGAAAAACGTATTATAAATGCAAAGGAGTTAAAATATATAAAATAATATATTTTAACAAAAAATTGATTAAAGTAATAACTATTATAAAGTATAGTAATGTACATCAAAGATCCAATTTTATTTAGAGCAAATGTTTGTCATTCCTTAAATGCCATCATCCAAAATGATAAATATTCTCTTAATTTGGAGAAAGGTATTTTTAACTATTCAATAAAAGAGGCATCATCTCGTAAAATAATTAAGAAATGGGACAATATTAATTTTGTTCAAATATACGTAGATCAATTTAGAAGTATTTATTTTAATATTAAAAATGAAAATATTTTACAGAAGATAAAAGACAAACTTATAAAACCGGACGTTCTTGCATTTATGACTCATCAAGAAATGAATCCTGATAGATGGAAAATTTTAATAGAGAAGAAAATAAAAAGAGATCAATCAAAATATAAAACAGATATGGATGCTGCAACAGATATATTTAATTGTAAAAAATGTAAATCAAATAAATGTAGTTATTATCAAATGCAAACAAGATCAGCGGATGAACCTATGACTACGTTTGTTTCTTGTTTAGAATGTGGTGCAAGATGGAAATGTTAATGTAATTGCTCTAAATCACGGACGTGCCAAAATTCACAATTCCCAGATGGTAATGGTCTTTTTATTATAAACGGTATTTTTCTTTCTTTGAGTTCTTGTAATGCTATGTAATATCCATCATAATTTTTTGAATAATCTACTTCAACAAACGGTCTGGCACCACCATTAATTTGGTTTGCACGAATACCTAATATACGTGCTTTTTCATATTTAGTCAATATGGGTAAAGTTTTATGATTTTCATCAATTACAACATTCTTATGTTCTTCATTTATAATTATATTATCGTTTTCCTCAACATAACTAGTAACATCACATTCATATTTTGGAGCATATTCTCGTAGAATTACGGTTTTATTTTTTATTTCAAACAAATTGTTTTCTTTTAACATGGGATGATTTTGTTCAAGTAATTTTTTATAAATATCATTAGAGATAACGACTTCATTTCCTTCTTCATCACTATCATCATAATTATCTTCATTTTCATTCAATATTTCTGTATCATCATTTGTATTGTATTCATCATCTTCTTCTTCAAAATCACTATCTTCTGTATTTTCTATATTTGCATCATCTTCTTCATCTTCATCATCTTCATCGTCATCTTCATTTTCTTCGTCATCATCTTGGTCAAAAACTTCTTCATCTTCTTCATCGTCTTCAACTTCTTCTTCTAGTTCATTATTAACTTCATCTAATTCTTTATTTTTATTTGGTTCTTCCATTATAATATTATAGTATTATTTTTATATTAAATCATTTTCAATTTTATATAAAATAAAAAATGATTATTTTGTAAATTTGAATCTATTTGATATCACTTTTCCATTTTGTTTCGCAAATACTACATAAGTATAGATATTTCATATTTATTTCATCAGTTCTAATTAATAAAACATGGGATTTGCTATCATCTTTATGACTTTTACATTCAGGATTTATACATTTAATTGTGTTTACTCGTGGTATGGTTAAATCATATTTTGTGAACGGATTTACAAAAGAATTGTCGCTCAAATTGTCACTTTTATTAAAGGATGAAACAACGTAATTTTGCTCAATATTTTCATCTTCTTTTCCACAATTTCTACAATAATATACAATTTTTGTGTTGTCATTTTCTTCTTCCTCTTTTGTTTTTATATAATACATATTATTGCACCCATCACAAAACCTCATATTATATCTAAATATAATATAAATTCTTTATTCAATTTTTTATAAATATGTAATATATGCCAAAAAGATGCAATTGACTATGAAACTCGTAAATCTTTATTGAGTTTTGTAAGATTATTTTTTAAATCACTATAATTGGCTGATATATTCATATCGTATATAGACGTAAATAATTTATTAGGAACATGTGCTTTCGAATCTATAACTTTTAATATGTTATCATAATTTTTATTAAATAATTCTTTTATTTCTTCAATAAAAAATTTGGAAACGGGATAATTTTCCGTGTTATTTATTATACGTATTATTGCTATTTCTATATTTTTATAGAATATAATTTCATTATAAGAATTAAAATCCCTATGGGATTCATTAAATCCTGGTTCATTTAATAATGGTTTATCATTTAGTATAGTCATCAATGTTAAAAGCACAGTTCTTATTGTTTGACATGATGACCATTGTTCACCTTTCCATGTATTTAATATTGAAACACATACTTTACCGGATCTGTACAAATTAGGATTCATTCTAATCTTATCTCCATTGGTACAAAAAGTGAATACTGGAGGTTTATATGGATAATCATATGGAAAATTAATTTCAAATAAATAATAACCATAACTATATGGTGTATTTTCTGGACCCACAATCATAGCATAACCCTTTAGTAGATTTTCATCATCGTGTTTGTAATAAATTCCATGTGACTCGAGAGGGTCATTATTTATATTTTTTATATCACTTGCTAATCGTTTAATTGCAGTCTTGGTTGGTTCCATACTTTTATATATTAATACATTGAAAATATTTAAATTACTTTATTTAGAATATTTTTATTGCAAAAAAAATAATTTAGATATATGAATACGTAATACATAACAAAATATGTAAATTTTGTGATCCAATTATATTAATATTAATATAAAAAATTGATTTAATATTAATATATATATTATAATATCAAATGTCATCCTTGACACAATATTTAACAAAATTCAAAATTTCAAAATCGAAAAAAGATGATAATGATAATGAATCTAAAATAACTCACACAAGAATTCCGGATTCTGTGAATAAAATCACTGGTGGTGCCTATTGTATTCCAGAAAGTGAACTGAGCAACTTTTATGAATTGATATACAATGAGTTATTTGTAAAAGGAAACAAAGAATATCTTACAGAAAGTCAACTAAGAGATGACAATGGTTGCGATAGACCACTAGTAATAGATTTCGATTTCCATTATGATTCTCAAATATCTGAACGACAACATGATAAAGATGATGTGTTCAATATAATATGTCTATTATTAGAACAAATAAAACAAATGTTTGAATTCTCAAACGAATCAAATATAAATATTTATGTCTTTCAAAGATTAAATCCATATTTGTGTCAAAAGAGGAGGTGTACAAAAGATGGTATTCATTTATTATTTGGAATGAAACTTGATACATTACAACAAAATATGCTGAGAGAAGCATTTCTAGCAAATGCAGAATCGGTATTGTCTGATTTACCATTGATGAATTCATACAGCGAAGTTTATGATTCTGGTATTACTAGTGGTACTACTGCATGGCAATTATATGGGTGTAGAAAACCTGGTAAAGAGAGTTATAAATTATCGCATTATTACTCGGTTGATTATAATGAAAAAACAAAAGATTTTGAATGTGATAGACCAATAGAAGGTAATCAATTCGATATTCTTAATAACTATAATCAACTATCAGTTCAATATCGTAATAATCCTGTATATAATATGACGTCTGAATTTGAAACTTTATACAATAATCGTAAAAATATAGGAAATGCAAAAAAAAAATTTAAAACAATGAAAATAAGAGAAAACGAAACTTATCAAGTAAAAGAAACTATGAATATTACACCTATTGAATCTATAAAAAATAGAAAGGATTTATTGGATACATTGGAAGTTTTACATAATAATTTGAATAAAGCAATTGATACACAATATGGAAGTCTTAATTGTAAATTGAAAGAAACACATGATATGACTATGATTTTGCCTGAGAAATATTATAATGAATTTGACAGTTGGTTGAAAGTAGGATGGGCATTGTTCAATACTTGTAATTGTGATTATATGTTTTATACATGGATGTTATTCAGCAGTCAATCGGATAAATTTTCATATAGTCATATCACAGAGTATTATAGTGATAAATATTGGCAGTCATTTAAACAAGGAAATGATTGTTTAACAAATCAGTCCATAATTTATTGGGCAAAAAATCATTGGAAGAATATTACAGATGATAATAAATTCGAAGAAATTATGAATACGAGTTTACGAAATTTTATGGATTTATCTGTAAATACACCCACTGATTTTGATATTGCTCGTGTATTATATCATTTCTGCAAATCACGATTTGTTTGTACCGATATTAAAAATAACACATGGTGGGAATATCATAACAACCGATGGAATGAGACGGATAATGGTGTATCATTAAGTTTGATTATATCGACGGATTTACATAAATTATATTTCGACGAGATGAAAATTATAACTGGACTTTTAAGAGATTGTGATAACAATGATGACGAATGGAAAGGATTGAAGGAAAAATTAAGCGGATTAACGCAAATTACAATTAGATTAAAGGAAATGAATAAAAAGGATAAATTAATGAAAGCATCAAAGGAGTTATTTTATGACAAATACTTCTACAGTAAAATTGATGAAAACCCTAAATTACTTGGTGTCAAAAATGGTATTATTGATTTCCAAGAAAATTGTTTTAGAGAGGGTAAATCAACAGATTATGTTACAAAAAATACGAAAGTAAATTATATTCCATTGGAACAATTAAAATCGTGTCTTGTTGACGAAATAAATAATTTCATGAGTTTATTATTTCCGAAACCTGAACTATGTGATTACATGTGGGATATGCTTTCATCGTGTCTAATTGGGAATAATAATAACCAGACATTTCATATATTTACTGGTAGTGGTTCAAATGGTAAAAGTTTACTTATGAAATTAATGAATCATGTATTAGGTGAATATCATGGTGTAGTACCAATTGGTATTGTTTGTGAAAAGCGTCCGAATATTGGTAGTGTATCCCCCGAAATTATGCAATTGAAAGGTACTAGATTAGCAGTAATTAATGAACCATCAAAAGGTCAGCGTCTTAATGAAGGACCTATGAAAGCATTGACTGGTGGTGATCCCATTCAAGGTCGTTCGTTATTTAAAAATACTGTAACATACACTCCACAATTCAAATTAGCGGTTTGCACTAATGTATTGTTTGATATTAATGCAACTGATAATGGTACATGGAGACGTATTAAAGTCGTCCCATATTTATCAACATTTTGCGATAATCCCGATCCAAATGCTGATTTTGAGTTCCAGGTTGATTATAATTTAGAAGACAGAATGTTAAAGCATTGGGTTGAACCATTCTTGTCTATGTTAGTACAAAGAGCATTTAAAAATGGAGGAATAATAAAACAAAAATGTAGTATTGTTGATAGTAAAAGTCAGGAATATAGAAATAATCAAGATCACATTGTTAATTTCATTAACGAAAAGATTATTGCTGATCCTGGTGAAAAGGTAAAAAGAGGTGAATTAGGAAGAGAATTCGAAGAATGGTACAAAGTCAATTATGGAAGAAAAGATCGACCAAAAATGAAAGAATTATATGATATGATGGATAAAAAATTCGGAAAATATGTAAATTTAGGATGGTCAAACATTAGAATTGTTTATGAGGACCAAGATGAATGAATTAAATATAAATAGTTTATTTTTTATTTAAACTATTTATATGAACGATTATGTATTTGTAGAATGTCCTCACTGTAAAGAGTATATTTTTGTTTTGTATAGTGAAATGAATTGTAAAATTTTCAGACATGGTGTATATAAAAGTAATTATGAGCAAATAGATCCACATATGAAAAAAGAAGAGTGTGACCGTCTCAAAAAGGAAGATTTAATTTTTGGTTGCGGAAAACCATTTAAAATAGAATTTTGTGATTCATTTTGGATCCCTCAAATATGTGATTATATATGAATTTTTAATTATATGATAATTGAATCAAAAATAGACCCATTACTATAAATATTAATCCTAATGAATAGTATCCTACATGAAATGTGTCTATTTTTAAAACAATCATTGTAAATAAAAAAGTAAAAAACACACTCATATTCAAAATAATATTAACATTTGTTGGGTTTTTTGTTTTACTCATTCCCATATAGATAAAATATCTTGATAATAATAATGTTATAGTTGTAAATATTAATATTGTGTAAAAATGTGATGTATATGATGATAAAAGTTTAATAGAAAATAAATGTAGACTTACTGTAAAGGCTGCTAAAAAAGAGTAAATAATATATTCCATATAGTATATTCGTATATATTTTAATAATTATATATATTATGTACGATATAATTATTATCGGTGGAGGTATAAGTGGATTATATACATATATGAGACTAATTCAAAATAATCCTAATTTGAAAATTAGATTGATAGAAAAAAATAATCGTTTAGGAGGAAGAATATATCAATATGAAGAGGAATTATTGAACGAAACATATTCATTCCCTGCTGGTGCAGCGAGATTTAATATAAATCATACACAAGTAATTAAACTTATGAAAG